TCCGATCTGGGAATAAAAGCCGATGGTTCAGAAGATCCATACGAAACAGTAGATCCAAGCGTAGGCGTTAGATTTGATGCTCATGGTTTATCGAAGGGGACACCAGATTCACAAGCTAGACAGCTAGACAGTTTGCTGAGTAATGGGGTTGACTCAAGCAGGGATTTTTTTACTGCGCCTTTTGAAGTAGATAAGGATAAAAAGGCAGCGTTAGCAGCAGGACTTGGGACTGCAGGCGGCACTGCGCGGAAAAACGGCGTGGCAGTTGTGACTGGAGGGTATGGTCTTTCGATAAAAGACGGAGGCATTGTCAATGTGTTTATTAACGATGCAATGAAGGAGCTGAAGGCTGCCGTAGAGGCAAAGTACGGTAAAGTCTACAACGTGCATTTTCTGTCTGAGCAAAAAGCTGTCCTTGAGTCGCAGGCGCAATCTGCGCAAACCCCCGTAATCGATCTAGAAGAAGCCGCAAGGCTCGATCGCGAATACGCACAACAAATGGCGGCACAACAACAACCGCCTGTCACACCACCACCACAAGGAGAAATCCCCGATGCCAGCGCAATACGAAGCCCTCAAGAGGAAGTACGACAAGAAGAAGGCGGCGCAGATCTACGTGGGTCTGGGCAAGAGCAAGTACGAACGCAGCCAGAGAGCCAAGAGCCTCCAGCACAAGCGGAAGTACAAGTAGGCGATCTTCCAGAACCAAAGTCGGCAGAAGAAGTCGAATCGCTTCCAAAGTTCTCGCTTTACCGTAGAACTGCAAAAGGCAAAAAGTACATAGCCGTTCGAGGCAATGGCGCGAGAGGTGGCGGGGACACGCTGCATGACACTTTGGAGGATGCTCAAAGGCAAGTCGAACTAGATCGACGTAATGCAGAGGATAAGCAGAAGCGAGACGAAGCCTTTAGGCGTGCGCAAGAGCAAGAAGCCAAGGCAGAGCAAGCAGCGATCGCAAGCTATCAGGGTTTCGATGCAGACAAGCCTATGCAATTTGGCAAGTCTCGAAAATTTCTTGAGAAACAGCTCAACTTCACTGGCATGGGTATCATGTCTCGCAAGGCGGCGATTGAAAGACTTGTCGGTGAAGGCTGGAGAGTCGTTGAGGAAAAAGGGGAGAAGTACCTTGAAAGACCAGACGGTCGAGGCAACTACGGAGTAAGTGACCTTGGAAGCACTGGTATTCGCTATGCAGAGCACGTTATTGCTCGCAGAGAGAGGGAAGAAGAAAAGCCTTCGGATCTGCCAGTGCCTACTGGAATAGAAAAGATTTCCGATTGGCGAAAAGCCGTGGACGAGTCGATCGAATCCGACCCGATGCGTGCGTCAAGCATCATGCGAAGGGTCGCTCAGCGCACCAGTGACGATGCGGTGGCTCAGGAGATCCTTGATCGACTTCCAGACGGACTGGCTGACCGATCGCAAGTAGCTTGGGATATTGGCAGCAATCGAAAGCTGAGCGAGCCCGTTCGGCGCAGAGCAGCGAAGTGGCACAAGGAATATGGCTTGGGTGGCAACCTCGATGCGGTGATAGACAAAAACCCAAGTGCCAAGCCAGCCGAGCAACCATCGGAAAAACCCGACAGGAATGCAGCGATCCGCAAGGCGATCGAGGAGCAGGGTGGCTTTGAGGCTAACAGTGCTAATGATGTGGATGCGATCAGGAGAAAGCTTTACAACGGTGCTGACACGCCGACAGGCACAGAGATCCGCGCCGTTATGGAGGAGATGAAGATCGAGGCGGGTCGCAAGGCGGAAGCGGAGGCTAGCAAGCCAGCCGAGCAGCCGTCCGCAGAAGGCAAGACAAAGGATTTTCGTGCGTTGCCAGCAAAGTCGCAAGCGAAGTTCGAGGAGTTGTGGAACGCTGGCGGAACAGTGATCGCTCAGGCGTTGGGCATTAACAACAAGGCGTACCGAGGCGAGTTTGAGGCTAGGACAGGCGTTAAGCTACCAAAGACCGTCAAGGGCACGAATGAGGCGGTAGCGAAGTGGGATAGCGAAGGACGCAAACTCGCTGGAGAGGCGAAGCCAGCGGCAGTTGGGCCAGTCGCAGAACAACCAAAGCGATCAGAGGGGGTGGAGGCTGCTTTGAAGGCTCTTGATGCGATTACGGCTACGGAGAAGCCGAAGGCTGAGCCATCGCCTAAGAAGGGGCGCAAGGAGCCAGAGAAGACAAAGCTAGGCCAGTATGTGCTTCCGATCATGCCTGGAATGGCGGCGGAGATCGACCGCCAGGATTTTGTTCGCCGTTATCGAGATCGAGCGCTTAACGGACTGTTGGGTTGGTCAAGGGATCCCGAGGACGCAGAGGGGATTCAAGAAACTATCGATACGCTGGCCCCAATGTACGGTGATCTTTTCAACAGGATTTACGCAGGAGAGTACGAAACTGTCGATATCGCCCTGGATTACGAAGCATATCAAAAAATAGAGGGTATAAGCGACACGCTTCCAGTAGGGCAAAACCTTATACTCGATACGCTGATGGAGCAAATAACTGCTGCTATCGCCAACTTTCCTAAAAAACCAGTTAAAAAACCGACACGCAAGAGTGAGCAGACTCTCAAAGAGGCAAAGTCTGACATGCAGATAGCGCATGATGCTGCTGCGGCGCTAATGGAGAAGATTAGAAACAAGCTGATGTCTGGAGTCGATCCAGAGATTTCTGCGGAGGTAGTTCGCGTGGCTTACTTGTACACCAAGGCAGGTGTCAAGACTTTCAAGGGTTATGTCGAAGCAATCGTGGAGAATTTTGGCGATGCGTTCGCCAGGGAGTTTTCGCAGTACATGCAAGACGGTTGGGAAGCATTAAACATCCGTGGTTTCGTGCAGGATCCCGCTGGAAACGTGGAGGATTTCTTAAAGGGTGCGGTAGATGAAAAACAGTTTTACGCAGGAGCAGACGGAGCAAATCAAGAAGGAGTTGAGCGAAGCGACATTGACGGAAAAGAGCCCGCTGGTGCAATCGCTTCTGAGGAATTGGATGGAGTACAGCCCGAGGATGGTCAAGCGACTGAAGCGACAGGGGATACTGGAGGGGTACGCGATAGTGGTGCTGACTCGATTCAGCAAGGAAGTGGCAGACCTGATGGCAACATCCAAGATGTCGATGTCGGAGGCGCAACTGCATTGCCAGGGGTCGCTGCTGATGGAACCGGAGGAGGATTCACAAAACCTGGAGATGGAGCAGGATTAGATTTGGCTCCTGAGTCAACAAGACCCAATTTTCATCTTACAAACCCTGAAATCATTGTAGGTCGTGGATTAAAGGACAAGTTCGATCGCAACATAAAAGCTTTGGAGTTGTCTCAAGAGCTCGAAGAATCAGGCAGACCTCCAACGCAAGAAGACCTGGAAGTTCTAGCCTCATACATTGGATGGGGTGCTTTTGGGCAGGAGTTATTCCAAGGAAACTGGAACAACCCAAGAGTAAAAAAGGGCTGGGAGTCTGAAAACGAATGGCTGCGAGAGCATTTAGGTGAGGAAGAATGGAGATCTGCACAAGAATCCATTCCTAATGCTCACTACACAGATCCAGAAGTTGTTTCTGGCATCTGGTCAATGATTGAAAAGATGGGGTTCAAGGGTGGCAGGTTTCTTGAGCCTTCGTTTGGAATTGGCAACTTCGCAGCCCTTATGCCTCGCGACATGATGTCGAAAACCAGCTTTACGGCAATAGAGCTAGATAAGGCTACCGCTAGAATAGCAAAAATCTTGTATCCGCAGATAAACGTACAGCAAAAAGGATATCAGGACAGTAAGACACCGAACGATTTTTATGATGTTGTTGCAACAAACGTTCCATTTGGAAACTACAAGATTTCAGACCGTATGTATCGAATGCCGTATTCGATACACAACTATTTCTTTAGGAAGGCGATTGACCAAACAAAACCAGGCGGGTTGATGGTTTTCGTTACATCCAACATGACAATGGACGGGAAAGAAGAAGCTAAGCTTCTTAGAAAGCAATTGTCCGACAGGGGTGATCTGGTTGCTGCTTTTCGGTTTCCAACTGGAGCTTTCGAACGCTATGCGAAAACAAAGGTTGTAGCCGACTTGATCATTATCAGAAAAAGGAAGCCAGGAGAGCAACCATCGCCAAACAACGACGATTGGATTGATGTCGTAGAAGTAGACACTCCATCTGGGGTTAAGGTTTCTGTAAACGCATACTGGACTAAGAACCCAGGTAACATCTTAGGCACCTTGGACTATGGCAGTGGAACTACTAGCGGTCGACCAGGGATGATAGTCAACAAACCATCAGACCTTGAGGAACTGTGGAGAGAAGCAGTCGAGTCGGTTCCTTCCGGTATTATCAATACGGATCGCGCTAAAAACGAGGGCAAGGAGAGACCGAACGAGAAGAAGCTGCGGCAAAACACGGTCGTTCATCAAAATAATGAATTGTACATTGCCAAGGGAGAGCAATTGATGCCTCTCAAGTCTTACGTGAGTTGGTATCGCGCAAACAGCACTCAAGCAACCATAAAGAAGATTCGCGATGAGATGGTTGCATTGTTAAACGTCAGGGATTCGCTAGAGCAAGTGCTTGAGGTGCAAGGGAGAGGTGATGACGCATCTAAGCAGCGAGAAGCCTTAAACAAGGCTTACGATTCATTTAGGCAGAAGTACGGCCCAATCTCAACTAGCAAGTCGATTGGGTACTTGAAAGATTCTGGGGATGCCATAGGGAATGCAGTAGCATCACTTGAGAGCCTAACACCAAGTGGAGAATACGAAAAGCGACCTGTTTTTACTCGCACAACCGTTCGGCAAGCTCCACGCGCCGGAGAAAAGCTGGATATAGTTGACGCTTTCGCGTTAGCCAGAAACGATTCAATCGATGTCGACTTTGACGAGGTTGCAAGGCTTGCAAGAAAACCAAAAAGCGATGTTGTTGAAGAACTTCAAAAGGCTGATTTGATATACAAAACAGGCGAAGACACCTACGATGCAGCAGATGTTTTCTTGTCTGGTAACATAGCAAGAAAGATCAGGAGTTTGGAAGCTGCGAAAAACGAGGGTGTTGATGGACTAGAGAAATCCATAGATGCTGCTAAGGCTGTTCTGCCGGAACCGCTTGTCTACAACCAGATTCAGGTTGGTCTCGGGGCTCCATGGGTTACAGCGGAAGATTACTCGCAGTTTTTCGCAGATCTGCTTGGTGAAGATGTAAAAAACACGCAGGTGATGAAGGCGGCCCGTGGATGGAAGGTTAATTTTTCAACCTCAGCCAACAGGTCTCCTGGGGTTGTTACACACGGACACAGCGAAGTAGTGTTTTCCAGGATGGTAGCAGCAGCAATGAATAACGGAAGGGTTTCCGTTTTCTACAAAGATTCTGAAGGTAATTCGCACAAAGACGAGACGGCAACATTAGAGGCGAACGCCAAGATCGATGAACTGAAAGACAAGTTCAAAGACTGGATATGGCAAACTCCGGACAGAATCGCTAGGCTTTCCCATGCTTACAATGAAGACTACAGATCAGTTGTCACTCCAGACTGGAGGAACATCAAAGTCCCATTGCTGTTTGAAGGTCTTGCTCTTCAGCGAGGGAGTGATCCGTTTTCCCTGAGGAAGCACCAAGAGGCGGCAGTTTACAGGGCTATCGTTTCCGGCAAGGGGCTTTTTGCGCATGAAGTCGGAACCGGAAAGACGCTTACAATGGCATCTATTGCGATTGAATCTAGGCGGCTAAGGTTGGCGAACAAACCCGTACTTTTCGCCCATAACGCAAACTCGCAGGCTGTGTATAGAGAAGCGCAAGAGGCGTATCCTGGTGCGAAGATACTGTACGTTGATAATCTCGACTCTGATAACAAGGGTCAGGCTATGGCTTCGATCGCAACGGAGGATTGGGATTTGATAGTGATCCCGCATTCGCTTGTTAAAAATTTGAAGATGCGACCAGAGACACTAGAGAAATTGCTCCGGGAGCAAATGGATCAACTGGAGGCGGCTGCATTAGAAGCATTTGAAGAAGATGACAGTCCATTCAAGGGTCGAATGCCAACAAACCTAGACGATGTAGGAAAAGAAGAACTGGCGAAACTCAAGCAAAGAACGGCGAAGGAACTTGTAAAAGAACGCATGCGGTTGAGGGAGAGGATAGTTGAAGCGCAAAAAGATGCAGCAAACGAATCAACCATATTCATTGAAGACATGGGGATTGACATGCTTATGGTTGACGAAGCGCATATCTTCAAAAAGATCCCATTGGCAACAAGACAGCAGGTCAAGGGACTAAACAAGCAAGCTAGCAATATCGGAAATTCCTTGATGCTGCTTTCTGACTATATTCGGGGAACGCAAAATGGAAGAGGTGTCTATCTATTCACTGGCACCCCTATAACCAACACGCTAAACGAAGTTTACAACATGCAGCGTTTTATTATGCCAGAAGAAATGCAGGCTGTTGGTGTAAAAGAGTGGGATGGGTGGTTCAGCACGTTCGCTACATCTGAAACGAGTGACGAGCTTTCTGCCGGAGGGACATACGAAGAGTTCGAAAGACTGACAAGCTTTGTCAATCTTCCAGAGTTGCGAGCTTCGATCGGGCAATACATGGACACTGTGTTTGCAAATGAAATGCCGGAGTTTGTTCCTCGCCCAACAAGAGACGGAAGGGTCGAAGAAGGCGACCCTATTATCGGCAGACCGTACAAGCAGGTTCACAATGAAACGCTAGACATGATGCCCATTCAAAAAAGAATGAGCGACGATTTGAAGCGACGATACTCTCAGCTTATGGCTGCAAAGGGGAAAACGAAATATGAGATGATGAAGACCAGGGAGTACAACCCCCTAACCATAAACAACGAAGGGGTTAAGATGGCTCTGGATCCAAGGCTTATGGATGGAGTTGATCCAAGAAGCGTAGACCCTCGCGATCCAAGACTAAAAATCAACAAGATGATTGTAAATGCCATGGACTATTACAATCAGCACCCAAAAGCAACACAGATGATATTCATGGAGATAGGGCACTCCGATTGGTCTGAAAGGGTTGTTGGTAGGGACAACGACGGAAAGCCTATCAAAGAAAGAGTTAGGGTTTACAACTTAGCGAAGGAAATCAAGCGCAGGCTGATAGAAGAGGGAGTGGCAGAAAAGGAGATAGCCATATTCTCCGCCATGTCTAAGGAGCAGCGATCTGAAGCAGCGAAAGCCATGAATCGAGGCGAAATACGTTTTGCGATTGGAGGCACAGAGACTCTTGGAACTGGAGTCAACGCTCAAGAAAATCTTGTCGCTATGCACCATCTTGACGCTCCTTGGATGCCTGGTTCGCTTGAGCAAAGGAATGGTCGAGGTCACAGGCAAGGGAATCGATGGAACACTGTCCATGAGCACAGATATTTGACAGAAGGCCCGCAGGATGGTCGACGCTGGCAAGTTTTGCTAACAAAAGACAGGTTTATCTATAGATTCATGCACGATGTTGGAGACGAAAGAATCATCGACATGAGCGATGTCGACATGGACGAAGAAGGTGAAGGGGGTTTTGAATCTACGTTTGCAGCGGCGGTTGGCGACCCTCGTATTCAGCAGCGTTTCAAGCTAGAAAGAGAAATTCAAAAACTCGAGCAAGCAAGAGATAGGCACTATAGGACTATCCAGGACACGCTATGGGAGGCTCGTAATCAGTCGACGCAAGACATACCAAGATTGCAAAAAGACATCGATGAACTTTCCAAGATGCAAAAAACCTACCGCGATTCAAAGCCGCAGGCCGACAAGGACGGCAAGGTTCCAGAGCCAGTTATGACTCTTGGTGATGTCGCTGGGTTTCCCAATAAAGAGATCAGAGGTGCTGAATCTATAGGGGAAGCACTCCAAGATCTTTTCGAAAGGTACTCAGTGTCCAGCTTCGCGACCGGAGACGCAAAAAAGAAGAAGGTCGCAGAGTACAGAGGTATCGGCATATTCATACTGGGCAAGCAGATGTTTGCCGAGAAGCAATATTACGAGATAAAGCCTTCGTTTTCTAGCATGGACGGGCTATTGCGTAACCTCGGGAAGCGAATAGAAAACAAAAACGCAGAGATTGAGAAAAAGCAGGCGTTTGTTAAGTCGGCTAATGAGTCTGCAAAGCTTCCGTTTGTGCGACAGGAGCAGCTTGATATAAAGCAGAAGAAACTCAAGTCGCTTGTCGCAGAGATCGAGGCAAACCCAGAGGGCTCTCCGTCTTGGTTTAGGAATATAGCCCCAGTCGGTACTTCAATTTATATTCGAAAGCGCAAGCGTGCTTCAGGTAGGCAGGCTGTTGATGACATGCAAGCAGAGATGTTTAAGGAGCAAATGACAGGTGAGCCTGCGCAAGAAAATGTTTCTTATGACATCGAGGAACATGCTGTTACTGGCTATAGATCTGACACGCACGTTTTGTACGAAGAAAACGGCGAATCTGTAGCGATTGAGGCTAGCAAGGTTCTGAACGAGGAAGGAGAACCTATATACGTTGAAGCTAAAGCTGCTAATGACGAAAAGAATCAAGCCGAGCTTTCAGACAACCTGCGCAATCTACCGCCCCCGCTTTACCAGACCGCACCAGACGTAAACGAGAATATGTGGTCGGAGGCGTTGAACCTCTCCATCGCCGCTCAGGACGCTGGAATCACCAATCTACGTGACTTCGTTGCCTACTCGGTCAAGACCATTGGACGCGAGCGCACGTTGCAGGTGAGCCGTTTCCTTCGCTTAGCGGCAGAAGTCGCAGGCATGGATGGTGTGCAGCAGGCGGCAGCAGTCTCGGGCATCACACGCGACCAAGTTGTCACGATGGCAAAGAGGGCGTTCGGTAGGGTGCTGTCCGATGATCAGATCGAGGCTGGAATTACGCTCGAAGACATCACGGCATTCGGTCGCAATGAGATCGGGTTTGCTCCGTATGGTACGCCGGTGCCTGGGCAGGCGATGGCACAAGAAGATTTCGATCAACCGTCAGGATACAAGTTCAACGAGAGCGACTATCGCCCTGCAGTCGTGTCATACGCTCGAGACAAGTGGGGCGAAAAGATCGCTCCAAACGGCAAGCCGACATGGCAGAATTTTGTGCGATGGTTTGGCGATAGCAAGGTGGTGGACAAGGACGGAAAACCTCTGGTTGTTTACCACGGAACAGATAAAGAGTTTGATGTATTCGACGCAAATTACAGTGTATCTCCGGGTTTTTGGTTTACTTCTGAAGAATCTGGCGCACTAGCTCTTGGTAAAACAAGACCGTTCTACTTGAGTGTCAAAAACCCAGCTAGCTTGAAGGATCTGGCTGCTGCCCGAAGAGAAGTAGTAAGTTTAGGCATTGAAGACAGGGTGGAATTTAATAATGCTGTCATTGAGAAGCTTGAAGAGGCTGGCTTTGACGGAGTTCAAGACGAGCGATTCAAAGGTGTTGGAGGCGTAGGGAAGGATGTGTGGGTGGCGTTACGCCCAACCCAAATCAAGTCCGCCACCGGCAATCGCGGCATGTTCGACCCGAACAACCCGAACATCTTGATGCAGAACCAACAGCAAGGCGGCAGCGTCAAGGGCTGGACGAAGTTCATCAGCGCACATCGAGCACTGATCGGAGCCACAAACAAGGCTGACTTCTCGACGTTCATCCACGAGTTCTTCCATCCGATGCGACTGTTCCTGCTCGACAAGAGCGTGCCAGCCGAAAAGCGTGCCGACATCACCGATGAGGAAATCGAAGCGTTAGAGAAGGCGAGCGGTGCTGGAAGCTTTGTGAATGGCAAATGGGTAACGAAGTGGGATGTGAAGGCGGAAGAAAAAGCCGCCAAGATGTGGGAGCAGTATTGGTACGAGGGTGACTCCCCGAATAGCGTCCTGGATTCGCTGTTCCAAAAGATCTCCCGTTGGATGCGAGAAATCTACAGCGGTGTGCAAGAGATCACCGGAACGCCTCTCCCCAAGGAAATCCGCGATCTGTTCGACAAGTTGGTTCAGCGAGGGTTGCCAGCCGACCAGCGTGGCGGCAAGGGCGGCGAGCCTGTTTCCAGGGGCGAGCCCGTCTTGCGTCCTGCAAATCCAGTGACGAGCATCCAAAACGAAGTGGCGAACTACATGGCTCTGCTTCGAGGGTCGCCAGGGCTGGTGGATGCAGAATCCGAGACAATGGATGAGTGGCTGGAGGAAGCTGGGCACAGGCTCAGACAGGATCCTACCCTCGGCGATCGACTCGTTAAAGAACTGGACGACAAACTGAGATCCCCAGACCAGATTGAAGTAGCTGTTTTGCAAATGCACTACCGGGGGCTGGAAAACGCTCGCGAAGCCGCTGAAGATCGATTGTTTGCAGCCAAAGACCGAAAAGACAGCGTTGCCGCAGCCAAGGCACTCAGGGAAGTTGACCTGATAGTGGATGCCATGGAGGAAATGGAGAAGGTCGACAAAAAGATCGGAACCCTGCAAGCAAGGGCATTTGGAGCCAGGAAAATCACCTTGCGATCGGATTTCTCTCGTGCTGCGTTGTTGCGTCGGGGCAGGGCTGCCAACGGCGGTGAGAGACTTAGCGCAGAGCAGACAAGGCAAATCGCTGAGTTGGCTGCGGAACTGGCGAAGGTTCAGGGCGACTTGGCGAAAGCCGAGCAGGTGATTGCCGACCTTCAACGGCAAGACGGTGTGCGACAAGTGGTCGACGATGACTTGAAGAAAGCACCCAAGACCAAGACCAAGAGCGAGCCACGGCAAAAAGCCGCCACGGCGGTACAGAGCTTCGTCAAGAAGTTCTCAAGCATCTTCAAGCCCAAGGGTGGCTCTGACACGCTGATGCAGACCGAAGACGAACGAATGGCTGAGGAAGCCGAGAGTGTCGTCATGGCATACGTCGAAGCTGGCGTATTCTCCTACGGTGAACTGCTAGCCAATTTGCGCAAAGAGATAGGTGGCGAACTGCCTGTTCAGGCTCAGGCTGCGTTTGCGACGGCATGGGAGAAGATCAAGGCGCAAGGTGAAATCCCGATTCCGATGGTCAGCCCTGGGGATGTTGAGGGGCTTACCCGTATCGCCCGTGAGATCGAGATGGCGATTATTGAAAGCGGAATCGTCACGGCGGATCAAGAAGATCGCGTTGAAGTCGTCCTAGATGCCGTCTGGAGATCGCTCCAGGAGATCGACCCGGAGATCACCGAGCGGCAGACAATGGACGCGCTGACCGGATATGGGCAATTTACCCCGCTTTCTCCAGACGCAAACAAGCGATTGCAACGCGACATCAACGGTCAGTTGCTCCAAATGGCGAAGATCAAGGATTTGGAAGCCGGTATTCGACCCAAGGCAACGGGTGTCGAGCGTCGCGAAATGTCCGACGATGAGCGAGCGTTAGTGCGACAAGTCAACGAGATGAAGCGCAATAGTAACCTTTACACCGAGGATGAACAGGGACTCCTGAAGACATCAATTGGTGCCGCAATGCGGGCAACGGCAAACCGCATCAGGGATTTGCGGAAGGCTATGGCTGAAGGCAAGCCGATCACCAAGACGCAGGTCGATTTGGCAAGCAAAGACAAGGATTTGGCTGAGCAAAAGCGAATCCTAGCGGAAGTCACCAAAGACTACCGCGAGATGTTTCCTCGGCAGGGAGCGACCAAGGAGCAACGGCTTGCAGCAGCTCTCAGGGCTACCGATCGGGAGATCGAAAGGGTTACGGAACAACTCCGCACCGGAGATTTCTCCCCTAGAGGTCGTGCTGAGCCCGTAACGAGCGCAGAACTCAAAGCCAAGCAAGCAGAGCTCGAATCGTTGCGTGCTCAGAGAGACGCGATTAAGGCACAACAGAACCCCAAGATGAGCCCTCAAGAGCGAGCAGAGGTAGCTTATATCGCCAACCTGAAAAACAGGATTGCGGATTACGAAGATCGCATGGCGCACGGCTACTTTGGAGCAAAACCCAAGAAAGCCCCACTCGAAAGCGACGAGATAACCAAGCACAAGAGGCGACTTGAGGAAATAAAAGAGGAGTTCTTCCGCCTGGCGGCAGAATGGCGATTGTCGCAGTTGAGCCCCAAAGAGAGGGTCTTCGACTGGGCTCGGGAGACTTCATTCCTGGCAAGAGCGATTATGACATCCATGGACTTGTCGGCGGTGTTCCGCCAGGGCGGCCCAGGGACGTTCGCTCACCCAATGCTTGCCAGAGAGGCTGCAAAGGAAATGCGACGGGCTATCTTCAGCCAAGAGGAAGAGTTTAATATCGCCGAACAGATGAGCAAGCACCGGCTCTATTCGTTTGCGGTACAAGCCAAACTTGAGGTTACGGCTAGTGCTGGCAGGATCCAGAACCAAGAAGAAGCCTACATGGGTCGATGGGCAAGGGACGGCATCGGCAAGAAGGGCACAAAGATCAACAAGTTCAGCAAGGCGGTTTTGACACCCGTGGCAATGTCCGCCAGGGCTTACACGACCTACCTCAACGGCTTGCGGTTCCGGCTGTTTACCTATTTCGTCGATACCCTCGGGGCAAACGGTCAGGTGACGCTGGACGAAGCCAAGGCGATTGCCAATTTTATCAACGTATCGACAGGTAGAGGGGACTTCGGGAGTTATAACAAGGTCGCGGCAAACCTCAGCACCGTCTTGTTCGCACCTAGATACCTCGCGTCTCGCTTCGCATATCTAGGGTTGCCGTTCTACATGCTTCAGGATGCCAAGGTTTCCGGCAGGGTTAAGCGGCTCATCGCCATGGAATACGCTCGACACGCCCTTGGTGTTGCCGGATTCTTAGCAACCGCCGTGGCACTCGGAGGATTGCTGTACGACGACGATGATGAGGAATCGCCAACCGTCGAACTGGATCCGCGATCGACGGACTTCATGAAACTCAAGATTGGAGAGACGCGAATCGATCCACTGTCCGGCTTTGGTCAAATCGTCACATTCCTTTCTCAAGTTGGACTTGGGCAGAAAAAGACGATGGAAGGCGAAATTATTGACATTCGGGGAGAGAAGAAGAAGTACGGTCAGGATAGTACGTTCGATCTGACAGCCAACTTTATCCGCAAGAAACTCGCACCGATCCCCGCCGCTGGCATCAACATCATTGCTGGAGAAGATGTTGTTGGCAACAAAGCAACGGTAGCCACGGCTACCACGGGACTGTTCATCCCTCTGGCTGGACGGGAAGTCGTTGAAACGCTGATGGCTCGTGGTGTGCCAGAAGGCCCAGCGATCGCCATGCTAAACATTCTCGGGATGAGTGGTGGAACCTATGGGCCTAAGACCAAGTACAAGAACGCCAACGCAGAGGAACGCAAAAAGCTGATCGAGAAGGATCTCGAAGCGATGGAATGGGACTCGAAGGATCCAGGCTACAAGGACTTCTTGACCAAGGATGAACTTGAGCGATTCAAGCAACGCCGAGAGCAACGCAAACAATCGCTGGTCTACTCTGCTTCAGCCAATCCAAAACGCAAGGACTTCCAGGACGATACGACCTACGCCAAAGCTGTTGCCGAGAGAGACAAGGCACTTAAGACCATGATCGACGGCAAGATCGGGCCAGAAGAGGCAAGGCTGCTACTGCTGGCATATTGGCGCAGGAACAACAAAACCCTGTACGAGCGCAAGGGTCAGGCACTTGTGATGAAGGACGCTTTGGTCGAAAGATTGCGTCAAATTACGCAAAAATTGAATCAAAAATAACGTCAAAAATTCCCAGGGTGCTATTGCATGGTGGGGTCTGCGTGCTAGGATACTGTCGTGCTGGACGTTGTTGTCTGGCGACAATTTCAATAGCATTTTGGGAGACTTGCTACTATGGCTGACACAGCGTCAGTAAAGTTTCGTGCGTCGTCTGTCGGTCAGTTGATGGTCGGCGGAAACGCAATTACAGAAAAGCAGCTTGCTAGGCTCAAGGAACTAGAAGCCCGCAAGAACGATGCGAGTGCCAAGCCTTTGACTGCTACTATGCAGGCAGAGCTTGACGAGCTTGTTGAGAAGCGAGACGGTGAGTTCAAGTTTGGATCCACCGCCAAGAACTACATCCGAGATTGCTGGCTCAGGAACACCTACGGGTACGACGAGCCTGTAGTCACCAACGAGATTCTCAAGGGTCTTTTATGCGAGGAAGCCGCCATTGACGTTTTGTCGCGGCAGGTGATAGGTAAGTTTCGCGTGAAGAACGAGGATTCCTTCGAGGACGATCACTTCACCGGAACTCCGGACATCATCCTCGATGACGAGTGGGTTGAGGACATCAAGTGCTCTTGGTCGCTTCGCACATTCTTTGAGACCGAGAAGCCCGATCCTTTGTATTATGCGCAAGGTCAGGTGTATATGGCTCTGACTGGCAGATCGATGTTTCGAGTCGCGCACATCCTTGTTGACACTCCGCTTGAGATCGTTGAGGAGGAAAAGAAGCGGTTTTACTTTCGCTTCAACTGCGACGAGGAAAACCCGCACTACAAGAAGGCTATCGCTCAGGTCGAAAGGATGCACGCCGCTAGCACGCTTGTGCCAGAGTATCAACGCATCAAGTGTTTCACATTCCAGCGAAACGATGACTTCATCGATACGCTCCGGTCGCGAGTGGAGATCGCTCGCAAGATTTACGCCACGCTAACACTGATTGGAGGTAACGATGAGTAATTTGAATTTGCATCAGCGCATTGTTCAAGTGATGAAGACCATGGGTGCGATTGGCAAGAGTGGAATGGCATCATACGGAGATCATTATGCCTATCACAAGATCGACGATATCGACGATAAGCTTCGCATGGCTCTGGTTGAGCATGGCGTGATTGCGTTTATCAAAGAGATCCGCGATCGCAAACTGGAGGGCACGCAAGAGGTTGACAAATGGGGCAAGCCAAAGACCACTTGGTATGCCGAGTGCCTGATCGTCATATCGCTTGTGAATGCCGACAACCCTGTTGAGACGCTAGATATCGTCGGATGGGGGCAAGGTCTGGACAATAGCGACAAGGCTACTGGCAAGGCTATCAGCTATGCTGCCAAAGCTGCGTATCTATCGGCGTTCCACCTACGAGGTCAGCCAGACAACGAAGCCGACAATATCCCAATGGGTGGAGAGTCAGCACCGCCTGAAGAGCAACCCAAGCCACCGCCACCAAAATCATCTAGCAGTAAGAACACAACGCCTGTAAGGTTGGCTGAGCCAGATTACGACAGCTTGCCAAAGGATACGCAAACCTGGATCGATGGATTGCGCCAATGCGATGAAGTTGGGATGCTCAACGACTACATGAGCAAGATGCCAAAGGCGACCCAAAGCCAAGTGCGATCGTTCCACTTCAACCACCGCATTGATCTTTGGGGTAGGCAAATGCTGGCTGCTGACTCAATGGAGAAGCTAAACGTTGTGGCTAGCGATCCATTGCTAAGCAACGAGTCGGAGGAAGTCAAAACGGCTGTACGCGGCACCTACAACAGTCGTCGAGACCAACTTAACAAAAAGAAGTAATTTTCAGTTACGGTTAAAAGTTTTCATTGGAAAGGTTTATTGAGGAATATGAGTAAGGAAAATCGAGATGCGGTTGTTCACAACAATGAACTAGCGGCAATGAAGGACAGTCGGAAACGCGACATGCCGGTGTTTGCAATGCGGGAAATCCCTAGCTTGTGGGTGGTTGCGGCTAGCGAGCATCAAGCCAAACTGGCGATGGTAGATCGCGTGTGGCCGATGAGCAAACTAACCAAGAAGGAACGCGACGAGCGTTACACTGAGTTGCTTGAGGCCGCGTTTGATCACCCTCCGATGCAAAGCGAAGTTGAACAGGCGGCAACTGCCTAAGTTGCGAGGGTCGGCATTGAGCGAGCCTGATAAGCTTTGGCAGGTTCAAGTCCTGCCCGATCTTTTTGATTTGTTTCATTTCACACACAGAAAGGTTTTATCATGCGTCTATTTGCTTTGCTTTTGATTTCAATGCTTGCGAGCGTTTCGCAGGCTCAAACGAGGTTGTCGGCTACGGTTCTTGGGGGTCAAACGAGAGTTATTCCTGCCGGGAACTACTTCGTCGATTTTAGGCTAACAGTCAGTCCAGGCGGCAAGATTGTTTTTGAGCCAGGCGTAAACATCGAGGTCAGAACGACGACATACTGGCTCATGTGTAGTGGCGAAGCTCAACTCAACGGAACTGCATCGCAGCCTGTTACGATCACGACTCAGGCAGGGCTTACGAGCCCTGGTATGATCGGCATGGTTCCGTCAACCGGATCGACTGTTAGGCCGAGACTTTCGATGGCTTACACCAATTTTTCGAGTAACGCAAACAACTTGGTGTTTTGCCAGCGAACTGATTTTCAGATTGCAAATTGCAACTTCATCAACACCTCAACATCCGCGACCAAAGCGGTCATTCGTGCAAGCCAAACCACCTTCGGAACGGTGCAGGATTCTGTTCTTGATCTTGTTTCCAAGACTGGCTACGGCCTAAACGTCGGGCAATCAGCAACGGCTACCGACTCGACCGGAATCGACTTGGTTAACGTCGCGGTGCTTAACTCGGCTCAACCCGTTAACATCCAAAAGATTGCACCGATTGCGGTGCTTAACGGATCGATTGACTAGCGAAACAGGATCGGCGGCGTGGTGGGACATGCATAGGCACTATGCCCTCTAACGGGTTGCCAAGCAGGTTCGAATCCTGCCCGATCCTTTTGCCAAACCACTTCGGGGCGGCGGTTATGGAGGTTTGGTGATGGAGATAAAATGTTCTTTTTGCAGTGCAAAATTAAATGTAGCGTCTCCAGACGGAAAAGACCCTGCTTTCAGGTGTCCTTCCTGTAACGTAAAGGTCGTCATTACCAATCCATCCTACTTATCAACCGATCTATACAACTGGTATTGGACGGTTGTGCTTGGAAAAAAGATCAACGCCATGAAAGCTAATGATTGACAAGTGAAGGTTAAACAATGATCGAGATCCCAACATTGCGACCATACCAAGAAACGCTCGTTGCCGAGCTGCGAAAAGAACTTGCAACGCACAAGAGCGTAATCGCTTGCATGCCCCCTGGTGCGGGGAAGACGATCACTGCCAAGCACATCCTTGGCGCATATCTAAATCGACCGAAGCGAGAGAACGAGTCTGGTCGAGCCGCATTCATGGTTCACCGCCGTGGGCTTGTGCAAAACGCCAGCGATTCATTCAATGAGCATCCTGTATTGCAGCATGGAGTGATCATGTCGGGGTGCGATACCTCCCCTGGTAGGCAATTGCAAGTCGCCTCAATCGACACGAAGCTAAGTTGGTACGTTGACAAGGAAAAGTACGCCACCGATCACACCTACGACTTCCTGGTGTTCGATGAGATTCATGCGCAAGTGCAGAAGTTTAGGTCGTTCCTATTGGCGCACAACGCGAAGCGGCAAGAACTAGGGCTGGCTGAGCCGTTCGTGCTAGGTCTGTCTGCTACACCGCAACACAAAGAGCTGAACAAGATATTCTCAAAGATCGTCAATGGGCCTTCCCCGTCCTGGCTCATCGACAACGGGTTTCTGTCCTCCTTTCGGTACTTCCAAGCCACCAAAGGCAAGCTAGACGTACTCGTAAAGAAAGGCGACGAGTATACCGAGGACAGCGTTGCGAAGGCTATGGAGGGGCTCGCAGGAGATTTGGTGCGGGATTGGAAGAGGCTAGCTGAGGGCAGATCTACGGTCGGGTTCTTCCCAAGGCGATCGCAGGCACAAGAGGCAATGGAGTTGCTGCGGCAAAACGGCGTTGATGCTTACTACGTGGACGGGGAAACCGAGGACGAAGAACGACAACGGCTATTTTCGCACTTAAACAAGGGTTACATCCAGTATATCTGCAATGTAGGTGTGATCGAGCGAGGGACGGATATCCCGAGGGTTGGGTGCGTTCAGCTCTGCACCGCGATCGGCAGCGTCGTCAGGTACAGGCAAATGGTCGGTAGAGGATCCCGAGTTCACCCCGAAGTGTCCGACTGCATTGTGCTCGATCATGCCGACAACATTCGCAAGCACGGATTCTTCGAGGATGACATCGACTGGACGTTGGAATGGGGCGACCGTCCAGCCAAGACACACGAAGCCAGGGCTACCGTCGAGTGCCCAAGCTGCGGAGCGATCTACCGTGGGGGCAAGTGCAAGCATTGCGGGTATGAGCCGACTCCAAGGGAGATCAAGGCTCAGGGATTGGAATTTGTTGACGGAGAGATGCGGGAGGTGAGTCGAAGTGCTCAACCCAAAACGAAAAAGCCGACATGCAAGGAGATTATGATCCAAGCCCTTCGCATGGCTGGAAGTAGCAACCAAAACTTCAGGCAAGCATTAAGGCTTGCGTACATCGAAGCTGGAAAGCACGGGCTAACGTTTAGAGTCCCTGCTACATTTGAAGTGGGCGATTGGGTTTTTAAGCCGATACCCAGAGAGCACCCAGACCAAAAAGTAAAGGTTCGAGCGACCTACGGTTTTACAGTTGGTGACAATTCCACAAGCAGAAACCCTTACAGAACGAGCTAAACTATGGATCCCCATTTCAGCGCATTGAAAGCCAACGGAGAAACCAGAACATGCAAGTTCTGCCATGCCGACGTTTGGCTACATAAGATCGAGGGGCGTTATTACGATGTTGGCGGGGAAACCGTACACATCGACAACTGCGAGCGAAAGCGGGAGCATTTCCGCAACCAAGCAATGGACGCAGCGGAAACTCGAAGGCAGAAAAGAAAGCGATAGCCATGGCTAGCGAATGGAAGCGAGTGTCAAAGCGAGAGCCTTGCCCAGTCTGTGGCAAGCCCGATTACTGCACCAGGACAATTGACGGAAAGGCTGTCAGGTGCATGAGGGTAGAGTCAGAAAAGACCAGCTCTAGCAAAGACGGCATTATGGGATGGCTCCACGTACTGTCCAACCCGCTTCCACCAGTGACATTGATCAAGGCAGTCGAGAAAAAGCCCGACTGGACAAAGGAGTGCCGAGCAATGTTTGAGGACGACAAAGCGCACGACAAGCGTTGCGAAGTTGCCGAACTGTTGTCGGTCAGTGTCGAGTCGCTTGAATCGCTTCGCGTCGGAGTCGGCAAGGACGAATGGAACGGTGCCGAGTTTTCGAGTTGGCCTAGTCGCGATCACAACGGGAGGTGCATTGGGTACGTTAGGAGATACGCTGACAAATCCAAAAGAACCAACGAGGGGGGATCTGTCGGCTTGTTTTACTCGCCAGAGTGGTTTAGCCGTCGCGGGCCGCTTTGGATAGTCGAGGGAGGCTCTGACGTTGCCGCGTGCGAATCGGCAGGCTTGGCGGCTATCGGGAGAGGAACAAACACACATGGCGGGGAGCACATCAAACGAATGATAAAGGCGTGCTGTCCCGACAAGAAGGTGATTGTAGTCGGCGAGCGAGACGAAGTGCCAGAGAGGCGAGGGCGAGTAGCAAGCTGCACATCCAACTGTCGCGGTTGCTCGTACTGCTGGCCTGGGTTGTTTGGCGCAAAGAAGGTCGCTGCGGAACTGGGTGTCTCTTGGGTGCTCATTCCAAAGCCTTACAAGGATATGCGAGAGTTGCTAGCCGCAGGTGGTCTATGGCTGGATTTGGTGGAGTTGTTGTAAAATATGGATTCAGAAAAAGAAGCATCCTTACTCCCCTGTCCGTTTTGCGGAGGACAGGCTGAACTGTGCTTCCAAAGAGACGACCTTGGAGATTGGAAGGTAGAGTGTCAGGGTTGCGGTGCCGTATCGTGCCCAGAGGGAATGCGATACGACAAGAAGCTGGCAATAATGGACTGGAATGAAAGGATACTAAAAACGATGAAGAAAAAACCAAAGAGCCCGAAAGTGCCGCGAACCAGAGCAGGCGGGGAAATGACGGAAGCCCAGTTCTGGGGGTTCCTGCGGTCGAACCTGCGGCTGGCGAGTCGCAAATGGGCTCCAATCAGTAGGCATGCTCTGAACGCCTGCAAGAGAGCCAGCCAGAGCGATAACAAGCGACTCAAGTTTGAACACCAGTGCTCTGCTTGCTCGGGATGGTTCCCGCGAAAGCAAGTGGAAGTCGATCACATCGTACCTGCGGGTTCGCTGAGATCATTCGAGGATATTCCAGGATTCGTACAGCGTTTGTTTTGTGAAGCAGACGGCTTGGTAGTGCTATGCGAGCAGTGCCACCAAGTAAAGACTAATAGCTCGATGGAGAAGTAAGCGTGTCGAACGATTATCAACAAAAAGACAACAATGGAACGTTGTTCAAGAACGATCGCAAGGAGAGCGACAAGCATCCTGACTACAAGGGCGATGCCATGATCAATGGCAAGCCGATGTGGATCTCGGCTTGGGTCAAAGATGGCAAGCGAGGAAAGTTCATGAGCATGTCATTTACCCCTAAGCAGCAGGGTGGAGGCGGAAAGCCTTCGAATCAATCGTCCAGCCACTCCCAAAAGTCGGTTGACGACGACGCTCCATTCTAAGGCAAGCCATGAGACGAATGAGCGATAAGACGCGCAAACGCTATCTTGAGTGCAAGCCGCTTCGGGATAGCCTGCGCCAGTCGGTGGGTAAGTGCGAGGTTTGCGGGTCTGATTACATCCTCGATGTCCATGAAATATCTCGGGGTGTTCATCGACAGAAAAGCCTCGATAAACTGTTCTGCCTGCTTGTCGTTTGCCGCAATTGTCACGAGCATCTTGGATCTGCTGCCGTGTGGCCAGAAGCAAGGCAATTGGCGTTGCTCGCCGAAAAGCGGTTGCCCGACTGGGACATGGAGGCATACTTGGATCTTACGAGCCCGAGAGCACCACGCAGGATCGAACTAGAGGAGGTTGTAGAGTATATGGGTAAAGAATTGCTCAAGGTTGACGAGGTTGCGTCCAGGATGCGGGTAAACCGCAGGACGGTGCAAACGTGGATTGATAGCGGGGAGCTTGAGGCGATTGATGTGCGACCCGATGGTGCCCAGCGATCAATGTGGAGGGTTCAGCCTGCTGATCTACTTCGATTCGCGCAAATGCGGAAGTCAGCCGAGCGAAAGGCTGGGGCTCAGTAAACGAAAAAACCGCTGGCACCAGGACAAGTGTCAGCGGTTGCGGCGGTCGGGAGTTTACCTCAGCAGTCAATCTTTTTGCGGATCATACACTTGGCATTGCATCCAAGCTACACCCTCACTGTCTGTCCACTTGAATTTTCCGGTATCATTCCTGCGCTTCCATCCGTAGAGGCAGCGACCTTCGATCCAATTCTGAGTATCGAAATCGCGAAACCTAGCCTTGACTTCTTTTCCATCCATCGCTTTGGCGATATCAAAAGATGTTGCCTCGCGATAATATGAATCGAAACGCTTTGGTTCGTCCGTGGCATGAGTTTCAAAAAATCTCCACTGCCAAAGCTTTCGAACATCAACACCGAACCAATTGCGCATAAGATCGGCAGCTCGTTCGTTAGACTCCTTGTGCCGAGCACCAGCGTCCTGAGCCATTACTGCAAGATTGCAAAACACCGTCCAAGCGAAGTCGCTGTCAGACTGAACAAGCTTCTTGTACGCATCAACAATTCTGGGAGTTTCTTTGGAGTTATCGCTTTTAGTCGCTTCGATCGGTCGATAGAATACCCACAATTCGTTGTAGCCTCTGCCTCTTGCCACCGCATCCTTGACCTTCATTCCGATGGTGAAATTGGCAAGATTCTGCAATTGGTCGACGCTCCTCCAAAAGAAATCTCCAACTTCGATGGTCTCATCCTCTGACATCAGCCTACATTGACCTTTGCGGTAGATCGGGGCTGGATCATTGATCGGGTCGAATGGTTTTTCCTGAGTGCCGAACCAAGCACTTGCGATCCCTTGGAAGACATCATCAGAGACAGTAGCCAGCCAGCCAGCCTCGTCGACCTGAATGCTTCTTTCAACCTGTACGCTGATGTGCGTTTTCCCGCTTTCACCAGGATCTTCATCAGGCTCAAACTCGATCCAAGCGAGCGGCCAGAGCACCCGCTGACCTTTGGATCCCTCGCAAATAAAACCTTCGTGCTGTCCAGCCTCCTGGTGGAAGCCAACAAGCTTTACCGCGTCCATGTCGGCAGGATCGGCACCAAAATGCCCAACCCTCACCGCCTTTCCGATATCTGCGTCGGTGGGCTTACGCCACAGCCTTCCGTTCTTGAGCCACAAGTCGGGCTGCTTGCCGTCCCAGGTAGATGCCGCCTTTCGTCGCTCTCCGTCAGCAATCGACTCTCGGATAGCCGCTACTTGCTTTTGCGCTTCACTCCTGAGCCTAGCCACACAAACGCTCAAGGCGTTTACGAGGTGCTCAACTTCCATCAGCCTTTCAAATCGTTCTTCCACACTCATCGTCCAAATCTCCTCCAGCAACTTGAAACAAGCAACGGCAGACCTGCTGGCGATCTTCCATTGCCAATAACTACTCCTGCATACCCTTGGTTTCCGAACCAGCGACAAAGCAAGCAATGCCGACTATCAGTAGCCACGAGTACACTTGTCTCGGTTGGTTCCTAATTAGGCGTTGGTCATGCAGGATCAGGAACAAACCCGACCCGATGCCGACAAATCCAACAAGGAACAAAGCGCGGGACACCATACCACAAATCAACCGTTTCATCTATCGCACCTTTGCTCGCATCTGCTGTGCGTGCTGCCTCACCGCAGGGTTCCAAGCAGTCCACTTGGGCTTCTTAGGTCGCCAAGGCCCGTCAGGATCATGCCCGATCTTAAAGTGGTGCTCAAAGCATAGCGTGATCAGATTGCTTGGCTCCAACTCCAGTTCGGGATGGATATGGAACGGTTGAATATGATGCACGTTTAGCTTCTCGCGACTCCCGCAGGCTTCGCAGTCGGGGTGCTCAGCGACGAACTCAGCTCTTACTCTCGACCATGCCGACGACCTCTCGCCGAGTGGCTCAACCTCGTCAATTGACTCGCGAAGTTCCCTCGGTGGTGGTTCGGGTATCGGATCCAGGGATGCCATCGTATAGATCGCACAACCCACCGCAATGAACGGAGTCATCGCCGCAGCTATCTCGATGCAATCGAACCAGCCAATTTTATCCTTAGACATTACTAAGTCCCCTAGTCTCTTTCAGACAACTCTCTCAGGTACGCAGCGCACTTGAAAAGCACTGCAATACACTCCAGTGTGATTCGAGCGGCAACCAGACTAACTACCCATCCAGAAAACGCCAAGATCGCAATGTTGATTTGCTCGGTTTGCCTTTCAATCGAGCTAGCGTCACCGCCGATCGATCGCCAACGGCTAAAGACGAAAGCGATTGAACCAAATGTGAAAAACACTAAGCACCCGCCCCAAGCCCAACCGCACAAAACAGGTGTCAACATGCGATGGAAACCGAAGTCGAACAGGCCGACATTGCGACTAGGTTTGTGTCGCTTTGGGGGCTTGTTAGTTACGACGGTTTTTTGCGTATTCATCCAATCCAATGACCGTACCGGAGGCTCAATCACCGGAGGAGCCTCAAATTCAGGCTGAACGCCAAAATCAAATTCATTATCCGAATGGAATACCAAGCCAGCGATCTCGCCAGCTTCGCACCACTTTTGTTTCGTCGTTGAGTACACTTTCGTCTTGCGATTTATCTTTCCCTTCTCAGCAAGTATCTTCAAATCGTATCCGCCGATCTCCTGTTCGCCAGAGCCAAAATCCACTACCCAACCCATAATGCGATTCTCCTGTAATTATTGAAAAACACCAATGAAACTCTGTTAAATGTCCAAAAACTCAAATAGGTATCCGTCCCCGTTCTCGTCCCAGCCGCGAATAGTGTCGACGCAAAAGAACTTGACGGAACGAAAGAACACCTGAGATTGTACGTCGTATTCGCTGACAGTCGTGTAGATAGCTGTTCTGCCTTGATGCGTACCTAGCTTGGTTTTCAGCTTCTCAATGAGCGCAGTGCCCAAGCCTTGCCCGTGGAACACTGGATCAACCACAAGATGGTAAAGGTCAATCGAGCCCTTCTCCAGTGCGTAGATCATGTAGCCAGCCACAACCCCGTCCAGCTCGACAACCATGCCAGCTACGTTTCGCGTGCGAAGCATCTTCGTTATGTCTTCTTCAAGCAGTTGGTAGCTCGCTTCAATGTTTATCTCGTTGATTGCGGGCATGTCCTTGCGAATGAGCCAGCGGACATAGATTACGTTTTTCGTTTTGGTTCCCATGGTCGCCCTAATGTGTTGATGCCAAAAAAGCCGCGTGCCACAATTGACACACGGCTTGAGATCATTTTACCGTGCCTACTTTGCGATGTAGGCATTGAGTCCGACAATAACGGGCTTGCCGTCGACCGTCGCCGCCGTTGCTTTATTGCCACTGCTGGTAGCCACAATTAGCGTTTTACCGCTGCTGCTTAGTCGTGGTGGGTTTTCCACGGGAATGCGGATAACCAATTCGCCGTTTTCAATCGTAACTTTCACAATCAAATCTCCTGTAAAAACAAACAACAAACATTGCCGACACCGTGTCAGCGTGAATTAGCAGTAGTGGGGCTTGTGGGTTGGGTGAGGCTCTGCTGGCCAAGCTTCCACCCTAACAATGAAGTGCCCTTCGGATGCCATGGAGTTCGGTGATCGACGCGAGCGGTTTTCGCTGTCGCACCATTCTCGCAATGCCTTGGCGGCGTTTTCTGCTTCGGTCGAATTAGCGAACAAGCCGTGTTTTGGCGGTTCATCGTTCCAATCACCATCAGCAGGCGTGTAAACGTCGTACCACCAGCCACCCTCCTCTGATCCTCCGTAGGCTTTATCCCAAAGATACAAGTTGGCGTACAGTTCCGGCGTGACATCTTCAAGTTCCCACGTTCCGATCTCGTCTTCGCCTTCTGTCCTAATCCTTTCCACCCTGCCGTCGTCCCAGCGGATTGTGGCGAAATCATATCGTATGTGCCCGTCGCAATCGTCGATATCCAAACCGATTACGGTTCCCTCGGGTCTTTTCTTGCAACCCGTATACCTCTCCCATGTGCCATCTTCTCGCATTCGCGTAATAGCGACTCTGCTACCTATTCGCATTGCAAATCTCCTTTGCGTCTTCAAATTCAATACTAATTGCAGGCTCACCGTGAACCCGCGTCAATGTAACCCTGGTTCGTTGACCTGCACAACCGCACAAGCCAACGATAATCAGCAGCATCCATTTTGCCATGGTCTTTCCCTCCTTGTAATAAAAAAACTATTTGGTGTCATTGGCAGTTTTTGCCGACATTTCCAACCTGTCTTGGATTCTTAGCGCTTTGTCATGCGCTCGGCGAAGCATAAAGACAACGTTATCCCACTCTTTGGCGTCCATCGCTTTTTCAGCGTAATGCTCAGCCGCTTTGAGTGTGCTGGTTACTTCTGCTCTCCATCCTTCAAGATCGCTCGAACTAAGCACAAACCACCGTCCTTTCCCAAGTTGCCGACGCATCGTCGGACAAGTCGATATCGACATCTCCCGGTTGCAAATCCTCCCCGTAGTAGCTTGCCAGCTCGATCAGAGCGTCTTCAACCTGCTTGTAGGTTGGATTGGTTGGCAAGTAGATTGAGTGCCGCAAAGGTGTCGAAACGCCGTCAATGCGTTCGTACCAGCGATTTCTCACGTGACTCCAATAAATTGCAATTTTCATCGTCAAAGTCTCCTGTTGTTACCGTGTTAAACGACGATCAGAGCCGTGCAGGGCTTCTTCTCGGGTTCAAGCGGCAAGATTGCTTCCGGCCAGTTGTGTTCTGGTCTTCGTGCTCTTGCCAGTGCGTAAAGGTGCGCAATGGTTGCGTTATGCTTCCCGCTGCGGATCTCGCCTGCCAGCCTATCGAGCGCTTTGGCGGAGAATCTTGAGGCTTGCTCCAGTGTTTCGGTCGGATTACCTCTGCCATCAATCAAGAACTGCCTAAATCCGTCGTCGCTAAGACGGTCGTACTGGATACTGATCTCGTACCCTCGGACAAACTCGGCTCCCGTCATAATGCTGGTTCCGCCTTTCGTGTACCGCACAACCAATTGCAGACGAGGCGTAAGCATCGAGTTGCAATCCTTAAACGGCGTTGCCGTGACGGTTTTCAGTGTGATGGACTGTTCAGACATTGCGCAAATCTCCTGTTTGCAAGTGTAAAAAAACTAAACCAAGGCTACTGAATTAGCAGCCAGAACAATTCTCAACCCTGCCTCAATCTCAGCCTTTTTTGGCGTAATACATTGCCATGGATCGCCTAGATCAACCCACTCTCCGTTGAGTTTGACAGCTACCCATGTGAATGTCGTGTTGCTGTAGCGTCGGCGCGTAAAGGCTAGGTCATACGAAACGCCGTCAAGAACAAACGTTCCAGGCTTATACATAGCTTATGTCTCCTGTGTTTGATGCTACCGATCCTGACTGCCAGGGGCTCGGGCGCTTAGGGATCGGGCAATCCCCTCGCGTTCGAGTCGCCGACGCGCATCAGTCAGCAATTTCGAAGGTTGGGAACTCGGGAATCTGCATCTTGGCGATAAACTCGGCAATGGTCATATCGGGGTGCTCTTGCAGCTCCGCCAGCCTAATGGCGATGTCTCCATCACCAGCCGCGAAAAACTGCTTGTATTCGCCGTCCATCCAGTATTCCACGTTTGCTTCTTGTTCCCACTTGGCGTCCCAATGCAAGGACAAGGCGATACCGTTGGATGTGCAATACTCGACGATGCCTTGGAAGTCGCTGCTAGTGCATTCGGAAAATGACGCTGAACCATCCTCGTTTAGCTCGTCGCCGTGTTCCAAGCAATCCTCTAGCAATTCCTCGCACTTCTTGAACTGCTCTTGAGTTAGCTTCCCACCCAAATAAACTGTGCCGTAAAATCGATCTGCCATCGTTCTGTTCTCCTGTTGTGTTGTGTTCCTGCGACGTTGCAGGCCGTTAGGGGTTCGGGCGAGCCCCCTCAGGCGCAAAACGTCTTAAACAAACATGCCTAAGTGTTGTTGCGGTCTGTACTCTTGAGCTGCCGATGTGTCTATGCTTTCCAAGGAATAATCAATTGGCACAGATGGTGATCTAGGAGTATCGATCGTTACGGGGTATCGTGCTTGAAGTCTCCAGAGCACTCTTTGAGCTTCTCTGTAGCAACTGAAGCAATACGGATGTCCATTGCGGCTGAACAAAGGTAAATCATTACCTTCCCAGAGCTTTTCGAGTGTGTCGGAATGAGCACCAATAGTTCGCTCAATGAAGTATTTCATGCTTACCTCTTAATGTATGCGTTCAGTCCGACCACCACAGATTGACCATTGACAATTGCGTCCGTGGTTTGATTTCCGCTGCTCGTGGCTACGATGAGGGTCTTACCGCTTGCACTTGGTCGTGGAGGGTTCTCAACGGGTATGCAAATAACCAACTCATTGTTTTCGATTGTCACCTTCATAACACAAATCTCCATTAAAAGCCTTGAATACCCTGCGACGCTGCAGGCAGTCGACCACTAGCAAGCCAGTGGTCTCGTGCGCGAAACGTCTTGCTTTAACCCACCAGCCGTACTGTTGATCCAGGCGGGAAGTACGCTTGACTTCCGCCGGTAGATCGTCGCGTCTTGATTTCAAGATGAACTGGAATAAATCCAGTCGACACCCCAACAATAAAGCGGGTCTTCGTGCCATCGGGGTAAGTAACCTCGACTCGACGACGTTCGTACCGCACTAACTCAGGTACCAATTCGACTGTGCATCTAACACCGGGAGAGTTACACCGTATTCGCACCAGTTCCAAGGCGCGTTGGTATTCCGCATAAGCGTGATGCGTGCCAATTTCTACGGGTTGTACGGGCAGTCCAAGCCATTGCATATAAGACACTCTGCGCTGTTCGCATACGTCAAACCCCAAGCACGAGTAGCCCTTGCCGGATGGAATGACGTACAGTCTTTGTTCTAGGTTAATTTCCATTGTCAGAATCTCCTTGGTTAAAACTTCAAAAAAGCAATGTTACGATCGGTGGCAAAACAAGCCTTGCATCTTGCGCAATTGGTTCTGCGATCCGCTGGAATGCCCTTCCGCTTGGCTGCATCCACTGGGCACACAAACTCGTCGGGTTGCCTATCTGCCAGTTCGTCGATAACTCGGGCTGTCCTCCATCCGTTGGCGTTGTGGGTGGCTTTCTGCTCTGCCGTGTCGCATGATGCGAGGATGTGTAAATTACTGGGCAGGTCTGCCGGCGTGATGCCTGCTGCCTGCCATGCGGTCGCCGCGTGAGTGTATCCCCATCCCGTGAGCCAGGGGCACTTTTGGTGTAGGGCGATAACAGCGCGAACAAATACGCGGTCAAGGATCTTGCGCCCGTTCTTGGTAGCCTTGAGCCAATCGCCCGAGACTAGGTGGCGAACCAGCGTGTTTGCCGCGAGCTTCATCAAATCGTGATTATCGTTCTTCGATCTAGCCGCGTGGATTGCGACGTTTCCGCGTTGGGCGTAGCAACCGTTACCCAATAGCGGGCAGGTGTTTGGGCATGTAATTCCCACTGGGCGGTAGGTTGTTCCGACTCCTGAGCCTAGCTTGGCGTTATCGCCTGCTGGTGTAACTTTGAGCATTTTTCGAGTCTCCTGTTCTCGTGTTGGTGGAAAAAACAGCCGAATATCGCATCGGCCAACCGCGTCGGCACTCGTGAGACTTTGCCGCAAGTGTGCCGAGACTTGCGGGAGAACAGGGACTAAAACCAGCCGTATTCAGCCAGTGAGACGATGGTGTCTCCGACGATCAGGTGATCTAGGATCGATATACCAATGATCGCGGCAGCGTCCTTGAGACGCCGTGTAACCGCTCGATCTTCTTGACTAGGGGTCGGATCGCCAGATGGGTGATTGTGAACCAGAAACATCGCAGCCGCACAGTCGGCAATAGCTGGACGGAACACTTCTCGGGGGTGGACTAGGCTTGCGTTCACCGTCCCGCGAGTAACGCGGACAATCCGAATTGGGCGGTGTTGGGTATCTAGGGTGACAATCAAAAATTCCTCTGCATCGCATTTGTCGGCAAAATACGGTACGAGGTGCTTTCTCGCAAATTCCTTCGCGTCATCGACTCCGCCGACTCGGGCTGAACGTACTCCGCCGTAGTGTTCCTCTGTCTCGCCGACTTTGGCAAATCTTGTCTCAAATACAGTCTTCACGGTCAATTCTCCTGAAAGCTTGGCAGGGTCTCACGCCTGCGGTGATCCGCCGACACAGTGTCGACGAGGGGACGCGCCCGAAGGCGCCGCACTAGCCCTAACCCCTGCTAGCAGTAAAGATCGAACGCCAGATCCCTTGCCACGCGATGGGCGAGCTTCTCAAACTCGGCACGGTACATGCCGACCGGCACGGTCACGCCAGCAGTACGAGTGTTCAAGAAAAGGCAATCCATGGAGGCGCCAGTAGTCTTAGATCGCTTCATCCTGGCGATTGCTTCGCGGATATTGCGCTCGATTGGATTGGTTTGGTCGATGGTCTTTGGCATCGTCGTTTCTCCTGTTTCGTTGTTGCTTGCTGTCACGCGACAGCGGGGACGAGGGGCGAACCCCTCCGCACTCGGCCTAACCCCCCCGAGTCTAGTTGCATTCGCTTAGGATCGCCTCGTAGTCGAGCCCGAAGCGTTGGCACTGCTCTTTGGCTTGGGTGTAGTTGCCATTGACAATCGACTCGCGAACGATGTTTTCATGGCGGTATTTTTCCGCCGCGTCATCGTCTCCCACTTCGAGATTGTTGGTAGAAACATCGTCACGCATGGCGGAAACGTCGTATTCTGAATCATCGAAGGTGTCTAGCCACTCGGCGAGCTGGCAACCCAGGCAGGTGCCCTCCTCAATGTGAGAACCGCCGCAATCAATGCAAAGGTCTGGCTCGTCGCAAGCAAAACGCGGTGAAAGTTCGTCGGCGCTCATGTACTTGAGGCAGCAAAGCAATAAATGGTCTGCCGAAACTACCTCGTTTTCGACCATTTCCAGAGCAAAATCACGCGGATCGGAATCAAAATTCGCCATAATCAGAAATCTCCTAGAAAAAACAGTGTCTCACTACTGCGGGGCACGATGCCCCCATGGGTACTCTACTCCATGGAGAGCATATCGACAAGTAGAATCAACCCCAAATAGCAAAATATTTTGGAATTTCTTGACGGTGGCCAGATCGGTCGGTAAGGTGGTGGGCAGATTGATCGGTATGCAGCGTCACCGAGCGCCCAAGGCGGAAGCACAGGCCGAGACGTTGCCGAGTGGACTAGCCGGAGCTAGACCAATCCGCCAGTGAGCAGGCTGACGCCTACACTGCTGGCTAGACGCGAGGGGCTACACTGGATGGTGTTGTTCGGGAGTCGGGAGACTCGGTTGCGGCGTCGATAAATAACCAGCGGTTACCCCGGGATCCTTGTGCGCTGACCAGACACAGAAACGAGCGAACGATGGCGGAAAACGACAGCGGAAGCGACCTCGATGCGATGAAGTCACGAGTGGTGACGCGACTGCGAGCGGAAGGGCGATGGCTGCAAGCCATGACCGACCGCGATAGGCTGATGAAGGAGGCTCGAAGCATCGGGCTGAGTAAGCACGAGGCGCAAGAGACGACGTACCGCCAACTGGAAACGCTCTACCCACCATTGACGCAAGCGGAGATTGACGAAGCAAAGCGAGCAATCGCAGCGGCACAACCGCCGATGGAAGAACAACGGGAAAGTCAGGTGGGGGGCGAAGCCGTTAGCGGCGAGCACCACGCCGAGCCTGTCCAATCGGTTGACGAGTCGCAGGCGCGGGCGCGCAATCAGGACGCCGGAGTGGTCGGTCTCGACGCGATCCCGGCGGACTGGCCCACACTGCCCGCGAATAGCAGCCTTGCGCATGAAATCCAATGGGTGCAAGCAAATAGACTCAGCGTCACGAGGACGGTCGATGGGCTCACAATCGTAGACCTGTCCAGAGCGCTTCAGCCGGCACCGAGTTGGTCAGCGCTTGGCTGGCTGGAAACCTCGATCCGCGCATACAGCAAATTCGTTGATGTGGCTGCGAAGGCTTCCGCCTCGGTGGAAGACGAGCGAGAGACGATCCGCCGCGAACGGATGGCAATCGATGAGATCCGCGGATTGCTTGCCGAGATGCGGTAAGTGCCAATTCGGCAGGTCGCCACGGGTATAGACCACGTGGCATGGTCTGACGCGGTGTTTTTTGTGGTGTTTTCTTAATGTTTCTGAGCTTCGCGAGTCTATGAGCCTATTTGTCACGCTTCGCGAGCTTGAAACGTGGCGCGATGGACGACGACGCGAGACGGACGAAGGAACCGACGCGGACGACGAACACCCGCACCGCACCGGAAAACGATCCAGACCCCGCCCCGTCGCGGGGCCGTGGCACGGTATACCCCCTCGCTTCCCTTCCAATTTTTGACTTGCGTTATCGGGGCAATGATGGTAGGTTGTTGGCATGAAACCTTACACATTGCATTGCGGTGATTGTTTGTCTGTGCTTCGATCGATGGAGCAAGGGGCGGTTGATTGTTGCGTAACGTCGCCTCCGTATTTCGGCTTGCGCGATTACGGGACGGCAAAGTGGGAGGGTGGCGACCCTGGTTGCGATCATCGAGAAAAAGAGATTCGTCAACGGCGCAATCTTGCTGAGGCTGCAAACGCTTGCGATGGTGGGAGTCGAACTTCTGAGGGCAGACTGGACAAAGACGCTTTGTGGATTCCGTACAAGGATAAGTGCGGCAAGTGCGGTGCTATCAGGGTTGATAGTCAAATTGGTTTAGAGCCGACACCGGATGCCTATGTAGCTAAATTGGTTTCGGTGTTTCGTGAAGTCCGGAGGGTGCTTAGAGACGACGGGACGCTGTGGCTGAATCTTGGGGATAGTTATGCCACTGGCACAAAAGCGGATCGCCAGCAATCCACAAACCCTGGTGTTGGCGCAAACAACCCCGAGGCTCAGAATAGCGTTCCTCGGATCGGCACTCCTGTTGGGCTAAAAACCAAAGACCTCATTGGCATCCCTTGGCGCGTTGCTTTTGCCTTGCAAGCCGATGGTTGGTATCTACGCCAAGACATCATCTGGCACAAACCCAACCCAATGCCTGAAAGCGTCACCGATCGCTGTACCAAATCTCACGAGTACGTTTTTTTGCTGAGCAAGTCGGCAAGGTACTACTTCGACAATGAGGCGATCAAAGAGCCATGCAGCAAAGCAACGCACGAGCGAGCTAAATACCGATGGAAAAGAGCTCAAAACGGCGGAGGAAGCAAAGAAAGTATGCAGGGTCATAATTACGACAACGACTTTGGGGACATGACGGTAGACCTAGAAAAAGGCAGAAACAAACGCTCCGTTTGGACTGTCACCACAAAACCGTACAAAGGCGCTCACTTTGCCACATTTCCTCCTGCGCTAATTGAGCCTTGCGTCCTTGCTGGCTCCCGCAAAGGTGGTGTTATTCTCGATCCGTTTAACGGAAGCGGAACCACGGGCGAGGTTTCAATCTTGAATGGCAGAAAATACGTCGGCATTGAGTTGAATCCAGAGTACATCAAGCTGGCTGTCGATCGAATTGATTCGGCGGTACAAAAAGCTGATAAATTGAAACAAAACGTTCTTTTTGAGTAGCGCAATTACACGGGACATTTTGATGAATTGCTACACATTGCACCATGGCGATTGCCTAGACGTACTCAAAACTTTTGCGGACTGTTCGGTTGACGCAATCGTGACCGACCCGCCCTATGGGTTGGCCTTTATGGGCAAACAGTGGGATCACGGCGTACCTGGGATGCCGTTTTGGGAAGCGGCTTTGCGGGTCGCAAAGCCGGGCGCGCATCTTCTGGCGTTCGGTGGTACGAGGACGTACCACCGACTCGCCTGCGCCATTGAGGATGCTGGTTGGGAGATTAGAGACTGCCTCATGTGGGTATATGGCTCGGGTTTTCCGAAATCGCTGGATGTGAGCAAGGCGATTGACAAGGCCGCTGGGGCGGAACGGCAGGTCGGCCCACTCAAACGAGGGGGTGATCGCCTACTACGCCTTGAAGATGGTAAACGAGACGGTGGTGGCACTTGGGGTGATGAATCCGGCAGGAACGCTTACACAACAATCCCGACAACCGAAGCAGCTACACAATGGCAAGGTTGGGGAACTGCACTCAAACCAGCTTACGAGCCAATCATATTGGCTCGTAAGCCTTTTCCCACAACAGTCGCCGCGAATGTGCTAGCCCACGGAACGGGCGGGTTGAATATCGATGGGTGTAGGGTGGAGGCGAACGGGGACAAGCTAGGCGGCGGCAGGATCAGCACAACCACAGAGGGGTGGGACAGGCCTTGGAAACACGACAGCGAAGCGATCGAGGCTTGCAAGGCTCGCGGCAATGAAGCGGTTGCTAAGGCTGAGCAATTGGGCCGTTTCCCTGCAAACTTCATCCACGATGGAAGTGATGAGGTGCTGGCGTTGTTTCCTGAGACGACAAGCGGAAGCCTTACGGGCCAACCAAGAACGGAAAACAAAATCTATGGCAGCGCGGCAAATACGCTTGGCACACCAAGATTCCATGAAGGCGATTCCGGCAGCGCAGCCAGATTCTTCTATTGCGCGAAGGCAAGCAAGAAAGACCGAGATGAAGGCTTGGATGCTTTTAACTCGAAAGCATCGTCGTCTATGTCCGGCAGGCGCAATCCCGAAAACGCAGAGTGGGATACAGGAAATGACGTAACTAGCAGATTTGTCACGAATCGCAAGAACGTCCACCCCACGGTCAAGCCGACCGACCTGATGCGTTACCTTTGCCGACTTGTCACGCCGCCAAACGGACTTGTTCTCGATCCGTTCACCGGCTCAGGATCCACAGGCAAGGCAGCTATTCTTGAAGGTTTTCGGTTCGTCGGAATTGAACGCGAAGCCGAATACATCGAGCTTGCTCGTGCGCGAATCGATGCGGCAGTCGGCAAAAGCAGCGATATGCTTCAGTTTGAATAGCTATTGATGGGCAATAGTGGTAGGTTGCTAAGCGGAGGTTTGCATTATGTCGGAAGTTGGTCGATGGGTAGCTACTTGGGATCTGGCGGAATCCAGGCGAACTCCGCCAGTTGACTCTCCTGGATGGCGTGTTGCATGGTTGTGCGATGGCGTTGAGAGTGTTTGGTCAGAGATGACGTTTGGTCGTGCCGAGGATGCAAATCGGGCGGTCAAGGCTTTGTATTCACTAAGCACTTGGCAATGCGCAAATTTGGAAGAGCTTCGGTCTGCAATGTTTCGGATCACTCTAAAGAAGATTCGTCAGATTATCCTTGAGGCGATGGCTTGGTAGGCGATTCCTGGGCATCATAAATGCTTGTGTACTGCCGGTCGGTGGAAACGTTACCACCCTCGTGGTCTTACAATGGTTTTGCAAAACCACTTTTTGGCTTAGCTTAGCCATTGCCTTCACGGGGCAATGCTGCTATGATGCTGTTGTCTGGTTGGTAGCCTGACGCAAACGAACAATCCCGCGCGGTGCATCTTTCGCCACTTGTGGCAAACGGCTACCAACCTTGCACCGTTGCGGGTTTTTCACAGGAGAGTTGCGATGAGCAATCACAAATGGCAGATAGGGCCGGTAAAGCTGGCCAATGGCGACGATGCGTTTATCGACGCGATCAACGAGGGGCAGGAGGCGTTCCGATATACAGGGAGGATGAAATTTTTGGGGCAATGGGAGTGCGCAGGTTGGGACGATACCGGGCGTCGAATGTATTCGGCAACTGGATGTCCTCTAAACCTAGCACCTCCACCAAAAAAGAAGATCAAGGTGGAACGATGGGTAAACGTCTTTGAAGACGGTGGAATGGTTGCTTGGCCTACCAAGGAAGATGCTGACGGTTGCAATCAAGAGGCTCGTTTTGCGTTGATTCAAATTGATCGAGAAGTCGAGGAAGGAGAGGGACTATGAGTAAAGCATATCAAGCGCACACTGTCTATTTGTTCGAGGTAGATGAAATTCAATACGCAATCACGGATTGGACTCTCGGCAAGGAGTCGATCGACATTGAAGAAACTCGCAAGAATGGACAAGAGGACACTCACAGCAAGGCAACTATTGTTCAGTCATGCTTTGGCGACCGAAGCAGCTACGTCTACGAGGACGAAACGATTTCGGACAACGAAGGCGATGAGCACGCTGCTAAAGTGCTTGCCTACATTAACGCAAACCCATTTTACGAGGACTGCTAAGCTATGAGCAGTCAAAGTTTTATTGATGCGATTGACAATTTGAGTTTTTCGACGACTGGAAAGATGGCTTCAAAGACTACTCTTCCCATGTGCTTAACCATTGAGTGCGAATCAAATTTGACCGCTCCAGAACGGTTGAGTTGCGCTCGCGAACTGGAAATTGCCGTTCGTTTCTGAGGTAGGTTGTTTGTTGACGAGTCGGAAATAGACAGCGGTCTAGTTGATCGTCTTGCCAGCAAAATGAAGTCGGACATGAAGCGTATTGCGTTTTCCGATGCACTAGATTTCGCTCAAAGCGTCATCGCTGTCGCTGCAAAAAACGGCAATCGAGAGTTGTTGAAGATGGCTTTTGATTTTCAAGATCGCATTCTAAAGACTCCGTAAGGCTGTTATTCATCGCAAGGGGATCTGCCATGTTTAGGGAGCGTGTTAGAAAGTGGACGGAAACAGATTGGAGGTTTTCAATGTTGAGTTGGAAAGAACGTGTTACGAAATGGGCGGAAGATCGGAACTTGGTGGTTGGTTCTAGCCCCACCTTGCAAATGTCGAAGCTTCTGGAGGAAGTCCAGGAGTTGTCCGATGGCTTGCTGCGTAACGACACCACAGAGATCTGCGATGCGATTGGCGATATTCAGGTGGTACTGGCTGTGATGTGTGCTCAGCTTGGACAAGACATCGACGAATGCCGCGAAGTGGCGTGGGAGCAGATCAAGGATCGCAAGGGTAAGATGGTAGACGGTGTGTTTGTTAAGGAAAAGTAGAAATGAAAGTCGGCGATAAGGTTTGGGTAAAAGCAATTATTTCGGCTTTAGACAACGAAGTGGCAAGACTGATAACCGAAGTGTACGGGCAGAGGTTTTGGGCTGCAAACAAGGAGTTTCGGCTCGAATCGGAAGTGCTCGATGCCAATGAGTCTGTATCGAACCAATGCCAAGGGTTTGTTTGCAATTTGGCGCAATCGACAAGTGTAACTTGCCCACATGACTCTTGCGACATCGAGACTGGCGTTCGCAATCCAGTTATCAAGCAATCCTTGACAACTGCAAGTTTGTACAAGGTTAAAGACCGCGTAATAATTGTCAAAGCCGACTCGCTTCTGTATTCGCACAGAGGGACGATAACGCGAATTGATTTTCGAAACCCGGAAGTGCCATACTACTTTTCTTCCGATAGCGGAAGTCAGTTTGGTTGGTTCGGTGAAAAAGACATCGAGCACACAGCTCCAGAGCTGCGAGGCGTTCGCGTAACACTGAATGTCGGCGATAAGGTCGAGCTCAAATGCAACAACCTCTTCGACGGCGCAAAAGGTTTGATCACGCAGCGTCACGCAGACGGCGATCTGTTCTGGTTTGAGGCTTTGGATCCAAGACACAAAAGCATAAGCGGCTGGAAGGCGGAGACTTGGGAAAGCGAAGAATACGGCACTTGCAGACTGGTAAAGGTCGACTGAAATGATCCTCACCGACAAACAAATGCAACTGGCGATTAAAATCGGCAAGATGCGAGCAGACAGTGGTGCTGGTCGTGGCGACTACTTGTCGTGCGATCGGTCTCCATCGGGTCATTCGCACGTTCAAGCAGCGATCGCTGAATGCGCAATGGCTTTGTACACAGGGTTCCCGTGGCGAGCTCACAAGCCAGCATCGGAGCACAAGGGCAGGAAGGTTTGCCAAGTTCCAGATGTCGGCCCAATCGAGGTGAAGTCGATATCCAAGGCTCACCACAAGCTGATCTTGTATTCAACGCCACTGATGGAATCTCCGCATGTCCGATTACTGGTAAACGGCTCGGAAGTCACATTCATGGGATGGGCGTTCGGTTTTGAAGTCTGGGATCCGAAGCATTGGGACACAAGTTTGCCGACACCAGCCTACGCTCGACAGCACCTCTACAAGTTCACCTCGCTCTTAAACTGGTGCGAACAGAGCAACTGGAATGTCAAGGAAGTTGACTACCCAATTTTTGCAGAAGGATGGAAACCCCCTGATTTGTAACTTGCGTTTACGGGGCAATGGAGATACAGTAGTAACGTGTTGATTGTTTTGTGTTTTGCAATAGGAGACTTGCAAGTGAGTGAACAAGGTTTTCGCGGCGTGCCAGGAGTGCCCGATGGGTGGGAGTTGGTGGGGTTTTGGCGTGCTAAAAAAGGTGAGCATTACATTGACGGTGATGGTCGTGCGGTTCAGGCGAATACTGATTTGTATGCTGTGTGGCCTATCATCCGCAAGATCGAGCAACCGGCGAAGTATCGACCGTTTGCTGATGCGGAGGAATTCACGCCTCATCGGGATAGGTGGTGGACATGGAAAGATGATCGGTCTAATACCTTTCCACCGGCAGCGTATGGCAGGCTTGGCCACCATATCCAATCCTGGGAGGATTCGTTTGATCGTAAGGTTTTCGACGATGGCACCACGTTTGGCGTAAAACTTGATGGGTAGCCTAGCAACGTTCGAGTTTTTTGGTGGACCGCTCGACGGAGCAATGGAGCATTTCCCAAGTGGTATTCATTACGCCGCAACAACGTGGATGGCGCTTGATGGAGGGTTTAGAGCGTTTCAGCAAGAACAGTTGTATGTTGTGCGAGAGGAGAACGGTGTTGTTGTGCGACTGCCCAACGGATGTCTTGCAATGGATTACGTTCCAAACGGTCGTCAAGGACTCGAACTGGAGATTTACGATGAATAAGCCAGACACAACATCAGGCGCGTGGATGTCGCTTGTTGTGTTTTTTCTGCCAACAATCATAGCGTTGGCAATTATGTTGCTTTTGGTTTTCATAGTTGCATTTCAATCAACTATGGATATTATCGGAAAAGCCGTAAAGCGATATACAAGAAAAAAATAAACTGTCTTTAAGCATTGTTTTATCATGAGCGACAAAGACACAATACGCAAACTTGAAGATGAAATATTTTGGCTCAAAACCAAGATCAAACTTTTACAGGAGAGAAACAAGGAGCTCAGGAAATGGATAGTCAAATTAACGAACAAGGATCACCCAGCTCGAAAGTCGGCAAAGTGAAGGTCGAAGCGTTTTGGCGGGATGCAACCGCCGAGGATGTTGCCCGAGTAATGGAGGGCGAGAAGGTTGAGGCTAGGTTTAGGGATGTTGATACGTCGATTTGGAGCGTCAGTAGATTTTTAGGTGGATATGATGCAACATGCCAAAACAGTTTGCATTGGATATCCAACAACGCGAATCAATGGAAATTCTGCCAAGTCTACGATCCGCCACAATGGTTCCTCAACAGGCCCGATCCAGGCGAAGGGTACAGGCTGCTGGAGAAGTTTCCACCGGAAGATTTGAAAAGCGAGGATGAATACTTTAATCCAGTGAAAAATATCTGGTCGCATTCCGTGGTTGCTGAGTATGAAAAACAACAGCAGGCTTTCACTTGGTATCGCCGACGCATCGAGCCCAACACGGCGGAAAAAAATGCTGGTTGCGAGTCGGAAAAACTCCGCATCTGTAACGTTGGCGATGTTGTTGGATTGCCAAGTGGAAAGATGCTAAAGGTTACTCAGACGGGCTTCGAGGTGCTTTGATGTCATGGACGCATTTGGATGATACGATCGTCAAAAAGGCTCGAAGATCGCATAGTTGCTACTTATGCGGCAAACAGATCCCTAAAGGAACATCCTACTTGCGAAGAACCGGCGTTGACGAAGATGCCGGTATTGTGTCGGAAGCTATGCACCCTGAGTGCGAGGCACAAACAAAAGGATGGGACGAGATGGATTGGGAGACATTCAGTCCTGGTGATCTTCGCTGGTGGATAGAAGATGTCGCAAGCGAAGAAAAGTCGCTGTAGCCACCAGCGTATTGCGTTGCAGGGTCAATGCGGTACAATGCGATGGTCAGAGTTCAGGTTGGTTTCAGTTTCCAGTTTATGGAGGATGGTCAAATGAAGTTTTCTAAGTTGAAAGCTGTGGCGTTGGTGCTTGTGGTTTTTTTGCTGTCGGGGTCGAGTTATGGACAAGAATGCGCAAACGGACAATGCCACAGGCAAGGCGGTGTCGCTCGACAAGTGGTCGGAAATACTGTTCAAAGTGCGGTACGCACGACTGGAGCCGTCGTTGAACGTGTCGTCGACGCAACGGGACAAATTCTTACTGCAACAGTCGATACGACCGGCAACGTTGTCTACGCGGTAGCTCGTGTCGCCACAACCCCGGTGCGAGTAGTTTCGGCTGGTCTGGCTCAGTCTAAAGCACAGCGGCAAGCAGCAATGAACAGATGTTGTCACGTTGGCGGCGGATTCGGAGGCGGTAACGCTGAGGGAGTCGGCTTTTCAACCGTGTCGGCAGATCATGCGATTAGTAAATGTTGCTTCTGGGGTAAACGCCAAGCGTTGGACATTGGTGTTGCTCGAGGAAGCAACGGATGGTACGCGACGGTTATTTACCGTTAGCAAGCAAGCCTCTGTGGTGTAATCAAGCCAACACGCTGCGTTTGGTGTATTCGCAGTATTGCGGGTTGGAATCCCGCCAGAGGCAATTGGTATTGCGGGTGGGCTGGTGCCCATTAGAGCCCCATAAGCTCTGAGTGCTAGGTTCGATTCCTAGACCCGCAACTGGATCGGCGGCGCGGCTCAACCGCGAAACACAAGAGGCGTGTTAGAGTGACTGCTGCTAAGCGATAAAGCCCTATATCAGTCCTCAAGGCAGGTGAAAACCCTGCCCGATCCTTTTGATTTGTACAGCGGGTGAAAACGTTGTGACTACCAGCAGGTGGCCGAGGAGTTCGGATCGTTCTTGCAACGGCTTAAGTGCTAGAGGCAAGTTAACAGAAAACTGCGAAGCATAAACAACGTGACAGCCGGAGAGACGGCAATCGGGTCGGCGGCGTGTGGGAAACGCAGCAGGGTTATCGAGTATTCAGTGGGCCTTCGGTTAAAACGCGGAGGTAGCGGGATTACCACCCCCAAGCAGGTTCAAATCCTGCCCGATCCATTCAAAACAGGAGTGTTTGCAATGACGTTTCGAAGTTTGGTTTTTGCGTTTATTAGCGGCAAGGGAGGAGTAATCGTACTCTCTGCTTTGCTTGCTGTTGTGCTAAGGATCGCCTTGTGGTCGCTTAGCCTGAGGGACTTGGCGATTGCTGGCTCGATTGTCTTGGCGTGGCCGACACTCGAGTACATCGCGCACAGGTGGTTTTTCCACGAATGGTCTTGGACTCCGTTCCGCAAAACGCACGATAGGCACCACGACCACCCGACCACTGACACAGGACTGCCAGACTGGTGGATCATCTGCATGTACTTCGTAAACTCGATGTTGTTTGCGTTTACCACTCCAGGGCTTTACACAGCGCATTGCACGGTGCTTGTGCTTCTGTCTGCATACGAGTTCATCCACTTCTCGTGCCACTGCAACTACACGCCAAAGACTTGGTGGGGATGGTCTGTGCGGATCAACCACCTTCAGCATCACAAATTGCAAAGTGCTGACAGATACGCCATGTCTCTACCAATCTTCAGGTCGAAATGATCGCACCTGACAAGCATTACGCGACAAAGGGGCATTTTGGCGACTGCATTTTCCCGGTGACGATCTTCACCACCGTAGCTAGGGGTGAGTTTCCGGTAGTCGGTATCATCCACAAGAAAGAAAGTGACTCGCCAGAGTCTTGGACTTTGACAGGTTTCAGGACGAAGCACGGCGAGGCTGATTACGCAAACTTGACAGAAATCACAAAAGAGCAATGGGAGGCTTTAAAAGGTGTATCTAAACACTAACATTCCGTTTTTTTGGGGGTTCCTCGACACGGCATTCCTCTACGACAGGGAGCCGAGTGCCGCAAATGAGCGGATCCCGATGGAGTTTTTCCTCTACACCTCTATCCCGAATCGATGCGGACTGTTCACCGGCATGAGCGAGTGGGGGACTCAACACGCCAGGATCCCGATCCATTACATCCACACAGAGCCCACGGGTGGTGTAGACTACCCTTTAGACTTTCTACAGCTTTGGGACAGTTTCAGCTACCACTGCTCGGCTCTTACGATCGATTACATCAAGAATCGAAGCTGCAAGGTGCTACTGAAAGATCGATCGATCATCGACGGAACCTATATGTTCACCCTTGATTGGTGCAACGGAGGGTACAGCGAGATCGCCGCTGGGCACAAGACGGGTCATGTGATCAACGCCAATGGGAGAGTGTTTATCCAGCCCAACAACCGTATCGTGCGATGGAACGACGGAGGGGCGTTTACGAGCAAAACGCTCAATGGTCGCCCCGACTGGAAGGTTTTCAGCCAGGAGTTCAGTTGCGAAGCATCGGCGAGCCGCTGGGTGGCTGACAGCGACGACGAGCTCTATTGGTACGGGTTCAAAGAAACCGAAAAGGGTGTTGACGACACCAACCCGAGCGCGTAACATTGGAAGTGCTGAGTGGTTTCGGCACAGGTAGGATTTCAGTTCGATTTCAACTTTCGCCGCAAGGCGTCTTTTCGTGCGTAATCCTACCGCACAGCTCTCCCCCAAAACCACATCCTGGGGGAGAGCACGTAAATGGCATGAGTGTAATGCCGGGGATCCGGCGCTTGTGCCTGCAATCGTTTGAGCTAGTTGCCCGATCTGTGGAAGACCGCCAAAGTGCATGGGATTGAGTAAGCGAAGCGTCCTGCGGCGTGGATATGCTCTTAACCTCAAGGGTCGAACAGGTGCAGCAGGCTGGCGATGGGTGGACGCTGGTTAGGCAAACGGCGATAAGGAGATGCAGGTCTCCCGCCTCTTACCCTTTCCGAATAAGCCCATTGGTCAGTTCCAGGAAAAAACCCCTGGATTCCGGCAGGTAGCGAGATTGCATACTATTTATGAACCTGGGGTGCGCTTGTACCTGTCGCGTTTCGCAGTTGCCTGCAAAACGCTTTCTGGTTGTAGTTTTGCTTGCGTCTGGTTAAGCAGTCTTAAGATACCTGTAGACGGTTCTACCGCTGACTCCAAGGATTTTCGCTACTTCATCGATGGATAAGCCTTTCTCAATCAGCTTGGGCGCCTTCGATATGTCAACGCCAGCTTTTACAGCGCCCTTCTTCCTACCTTGGTAAATTCCTTTCTCCTTCGCTGCGGCGATACCTGCTGCCTGTCGCTCCCTTCGTGTGTTGGTTTCCATCTCGGCAACAGCAAACAGCACCGCAGCGATAAGCTGACCGATCGTACCAGTGAAATCGATCTGTTGAGAAGTTGAGACCACTCGAATACCTTTCCTGCACCACGAACAGAGGGTGTCTACTCCATCCTGTAGAGATCTCGAGAGTCGATCGAGCTTGTAGACAACCACGGTTTTGATTGCGCCATTGAAGATATCGCGCTGAAGTTGTTCAAGTTGAGGTCTCGCAAGCGTTTCGCCGCTCTCCTTGTCGATGTACCAAATCACCGTATCTGGATTGATACCGTTTCCAGTGAGCCACTTGGTAATCTCGCGCTTTTGACCAGCAAGATTCTGTTCAGCCGTACTAACTCGAACGTAAACCGCCACACACATAGCAAACCTCCTGAATTGAAAGAAACAATCGAACCATGCGCAAAGAAGAATATGCGCTCTGTCAGTACAGTCAAGTAGGGTGGTATCCAAAATGTCAAGATAGTTGCAATATTGGGGCAAAGAGGTATATTCAGCGTGTCAGTGCATGCTGCAAGGCGCTTAAGAATGCTGGCCAGCTACTACGCGAGTAGGGTGTACACCGAAAGCGAGACTTGGACGATCGGCACTTGGGTTCAAATCCCAGGCGTTCAGACTCAAGCGTCTTGCATTGCGCATTGAAAAAACACAGTCAGTCAAGGGAATTGGAATTGAAGCGGACGGAAGTAAAAACTGGATCAACTTACGGAAACTTGACGGTAATTCGAGAGCATTACTCGACAGGAAAGCGAAAATTCCTATGCAAGTGTGCCTGTGGAAACGAGGTTGAAGTTAGGCTCGATCATATGCAAAGCGGGCACACATCGTCGTGCGGAAGTTGCGGAATCGAGCATGCTGGCAAGAAAATGAGCCTAAAGCAATGGGCTTTCGCCTACGGAATCAAGGAATCGACGCTCAGGGCAAGACTCAAGACGATGAGCATGCAAGAGGCTCTTGAAAGGCGATGATGGCTGTTGACATCAAAAAGTCGTCGGTTATAGTAATTGCACCTTACTCCATTGTGAGCAAGTCTCCTGTAGGCTGCGTGACGAAAGTTGCGTAGCCTTTTTTTATGCACAAAGCCCTAACCAACCCGAACTTTTCCGAAGCCCTTAGATTCGGTGAGTTGGTGGGGCAAAAACAAGGTTGAGCGTGGTAATGTCATCGCTGTATTACGACCTAGTTCCAAAAGATCCTGTAGAAAACCTCGAGTGGCGTATCCGTTGCCGTGAGCGAGCCTTGGTCGATGAGCGATTCCGAAGTGCTTTACTGCAAGCCTGCGAGACCGATGTTCTGTTCTTCTTCGCGTTCGCCCTTTGGGTGCACGAGCCTAGAGCAAAAGTCAAAACCAAGCCTTTCATCCCGTGGAAGCACCAAGAAGCGGTGATCCTGGCTATGGACGAAGCGATCACCGAGGCGATGGCTACCGAGCATCCGGTGTCGGTGACACTCAAGAAGAGCCGAGCTCAGGGCGGAACCTACACGTACCTCGGAGTGCAGATCCGCAGGGCGCTCACCGAGAAGGGCTTTTCATCAGGTCTTGTTACTCGAAACGAAAAGACGGTCGATTCTAAGGATCCGTCGGCGGTGATGAACAAGCTTTCGGACATGCTCGACAAGCTGCCAGTGTGGATGATGGACGGCAAACCATACGAAAGAAACATCACCGACCATACGATCAGGATCCCGAAAACCGATGCGATATGGATCGGGTACTCGGCTACAGCAGACGTTGCCCGGGGTGGTAGAACCACTCTTTTTGCGTTCGACGAAGTTGGATCGGAGGAGTTTATTGCCAACGGTATCGATTACAGGATCATGAGCTCGGTTGCTCACGTGACCAACTGCATATTCCTCTGTTCGACGTTCGGTGCCGATACAGGTGTGTTCTACGAGTCGGCGACCGATCCGGACAACACCAGAGTCTACGCACTTGACTGGAAGGAAAACCCAGAGCACGCAAAACTGGCGTACATCAAAAAAGACGGTGTTGTGACGGCAATCAACCCAGACGAGCAAGAGCAGGTTGAAAAGTATGTTTCCTCGCATGAGAGGGAGTTGCGAGCGATCGAAAGAAGGGGGCACAAGATCGAAGGCAAGTTTAGATCGCCTTGGTACGACTCTCACTGCCTGCTTCCCGGGGCTACGCCTCGGTACATCGCACGCGAGCTCGACATGGATGCCAAGGGATCCTCTGGTAAGGTTTTCTCGCCAGACCTGCTCGATCGGATGAAGAAAAACCACGGCAAGAAGCCTGTTTGGAGAGGAACGCCGATATTTGACAGTGAAACGCTCGAGCTCAAAGGTTTAGTCCCCAGGGACGATGGGCCGCTGTCGCTGTGGTTCAAGCCCGGGATAGACAACAGTCCACCGCTTGGGCCGTTTACGATCGCTTGCGACATCGCCTCTGGTGGTGTCGGTGCATACTCGTCCAACTCAGTAGCCTCCGGTATCGACAATCGAACAGGAGAAGAAATTCTCGAGTATGTCATCAAGGGGCTTGAGCCACGGCCATTCGCTAGGATGGTCGTCGGCTTGTGTCTTTGGATGCGCAAAGCATTACTTGGTTGGGAAGACTCAGGTGTCTCTGGAGGTTTTGCCAAAGAGGTCGTCGAGGTATGCAACTACGGAAACATCTTCTACCGAGACGTTACGCAGCTCGGATCGCAGAAAAAGTCCAGGAAGGCTGGTTTTCCTTGCAGGGATGCCGACAAAGCCGATATGTTTGAGCAGTTTGCCTTGGCGATGGAGAAGGGCGATTACACTCCCAGATCGGAAGAAATGCTCAAGGAGTGCGGAGAGTACGAATGGGAAAACGGAAGGATTATCCATTCGCCGACGAAGAACAAGGGTGCGACCGAGAAGAACCACGGAGACCGAGCGATCGCTGCTGCCGGTGCTTGGTTGGTATTTTCTGGTGAGAATTTGGATTCTAAAGTTGACAGCGATATTGAAAACGGACAGATTCCAGAGTATGGTAGTTTTTTATGGAGAGAACGCCAGGAGCGACGAGTAGTCAGTTCTGGCAGCCCAAAGTTCGGAATACGTGATGTATTGCGATAGGATTCAAGGATAAAACCTGAAAGAAGTGGCGTAAGATGGAAGCCGAGTTGAACGAAAAACTGGATCAGGCGATTGCAAAGATGGCAGACCAAGCAAAGGCTCAGCCCGATGCTCAAAAGGCTCTGCATTTTTCTCAATCCGCTTTGAACCTCGCACAAACAAAGTCAGTGCTTGAAGGTGCCAAGTCGGCATCTTCGACTAAAAAATAGATCCATCGCCAAGTAGGCGAAATGGTGCAATAGGCTGGAGATAAAACCCAGTCGAAATTGACCGGAAAATTCCGAAGTTGATTTGACTGGTAATGTTCGATTTATCCAACCCTGAAAAACGAAGCAGACTTCTAAAAGCGATTCGCTCGTCTCGCGATGCGATGGAGCCATTCCGTCGCGTCCGCAAAGAGTTGATCAGGGATTATGTCGGTTCTTGGTACGCCGAATCAGGCGCAGAGAACAAGACTCTGGTCAATTTGATGAACCAAACGGCACGTATCTATACGGTTGCCCTTGCCGCCAACAACCCAAGCGTGTTGGTGTCTACATCAAGAATGGAAATGCTTCCGTTCGCAAGGCGTTTTGAGGTAAACCTCAAGAAGCTTATCAGCGACATGGCTCTCGACAAGACTTTTCGAGCCATCGTTATGGATGCGTTCTTTTGCCTTGGCTGTGGCGTAGTCATGATGCGAGACACTGACACTCGCTTCCATGGATTGCTTGAGGCCGAGGAAGATGTTTGGCTCGATCCGGGTGAGCCGTGGTTCAATCGAGTGTCGATCGACGATTTGATACTCGACATGCCAGCTCGAGAGCTCAGCAAGATGCGGTATTGCGGTCATCGCTACCGAGCTGACTATGAAAAGGTGATGGATGAGCCTGGGTACGACAAGAAGGTCAAAGACAAGCTGAAACCAACCTCCAGGCAGCATCAGGATTCCGTCGGTGCGGTCAGAGACATTGGATCCGACTGGGGTAGCGCCGAGGATGACGATCTGAAGGATATGGTTTGGTTGATGGACGTTTGGATCGCGGAGAACAACTCCATTGCGACCATGGTTTGCGATCAACAGGATTTACCGCCTCTAATCGAGCGCGATTGGATCGGATCGCAAGCTGGCCCGTACAAGTTCCTGTCTCTAGGGGACACTCCTGACAATGTGATACCAACGTCTCCGGCGATCAACTTAAAGGGGATGCACGATCTACAGAACCGCTTACACAGGCGAATGGAGGATGATTCTGACTCCCATCGCAAGGTGAATATCTATCCACCAGGGATGGAAGACGACGCGGAGCGAATCAGGACATCAGAGCGCAATGGTTGGTACAGAGGTCGAAGTCCAGATCAGATCAAGCAGTTTGAGGTGGGTGGTATCGACCAAAGAGACATGGCTTTGGCGACCTTCTTGCAGTCGGAATACGATCGATTCGCTGGAAACCTTCAGGCAATGGGTGGGCTTGGGCAGCAGGCATCGACACTCGGTCAGGAAGAACTGATTCACGGAAACGTATCGAAGAACGTAGCGGACATGCGAATGTCGGTAGTTTCGTTCGCTTCGGATTGCATCTTGGATCTTGGTCGTCTTATGTGGGAGGATTCGACACTTGAGCTCAAAACCTCTATGCCTGTTGGTAACACTGGTATCGAAGTTAATTCAGATTGGACTCCAGGTTACAGGGAAGGAATCTTTGATGATTATGAGTTCCGAGTGGAACCATACTCCATGGTTTTCAAGACTCCCGAGCAGAAACTCCAAGAACTCTTTCAGGTGTTGCGTGAGATCGCACCGCTTTGGCCGATGTTCCAGGCATCGGGAGCCTCGATTGACGCAGAGGCAATTGTTGACGAGATCGCAAGACTAAAGAACCGACCAGAGTTCAAGCGATTCATCACGTTTGCGAACCCTTCGGACATGCTAGGTGGCGACGAAAACACGATTCGCCAGTCTCCGACGACAACCAGGGAGACAATCCGAAGGAACATCAGTAGTGGTGGCACAGAAGCCGCCAGGAACAACGCATTGATACAAACCTTGATGGGCGGAAACCCGCAAATCAATTCGCAACAAAGAAACTCGATGTTGCAGGGGGCTGGGTAATGAGCACTGTCAAATACAAGTACAAAGGCAAGTTTGTCACCGAGCAAGAGCTTGAGAAGCTTGTTCCTCGGAAGCCAGATTGGCTCGAGAGACCAGCCATGGCGGCAAACACCTACACCGAGCACAACCCGCTTGTTTCAGATGGGTGCGGTGTCATGAAAAGCCAAGTGGGCGAAACTCGAGATCTGATCAAAAAGCACAGGATTCAAGGTGCCGCTGTGATGGATAGCGGTCAGGTGCGATTCACAAGTAGACGCGCACGCAACGAATTTCTGCGAATGCGCGGTTTCAGGGATTTAGACGGAGGCTATGGGGATGAGTGAGACTGTCGAATTGAACGAAGGCATGACGAGCGATGAAATCAAGGAATACGCGAACACTGTCACTGAAGAGGTGGCAAGAGAGCGTATGGGTGATCGCAAGTCGAATGCGGAAATCATCACTGACACCGCATCGATCAACAAAACACCTGCTGAGGAAAATTCCAGCAGTTCCGCCGATGATGATGATCAAGGCGAGGTTTCCGGCGACGAGTCGCGTGCCCCCAAGTGGGTCAACGACAAGGTGATAGCCGAGGTTGCCGCGTATGGCATTGACGAGTCTGACTTGTCGGATTTTGCCAGCCGCGAGGAGTTGGATAAGGCTTTGAAATTGCTTGACAAGAAGGCGTTCGAGGCTGGACGCAAGGCGTTGGCTGACAGCGACGAAGGCTCGACTCGAAACGAGAAAGGTCAATTCAGCAAGAAAGAAGCCAAGCAAGAAGATGCTGCCGGAAAGGATAGCAATCGGTATGAGGTTTCGCTTAGCAAGGATCTCTATGACGATGAGATCGTCGACGAGTTTACTCGATTGCGTGATCATTACGAATCACGACTTTCGGTGCTCGAAGCGAGGTTTGCTGATGTGAACGCTCAAGCCGAAGAGCAACAGTTCGACAGCTACGTCGATCAACTTGGGTTTTCCGATCTTTTCGGGAAAACCGGGAGTGAATCCGACGAAGAACTCGAGCGGCGCAGAGAACTTCACGTTGCTGTCAAAGCGCAATTGATCGGTCTTGAGCGCCTCGGTCGTCCTGCGGAACTAAACGATAAGCTAGTTGGTCGTGTAGCCAACATGGTTTTCGCGGACGAAATCACCAAGAAACGTTTGAAACAGCAGACCAAAAAAGTCTCAAGGCAGAGCCAGCTTCGTCAGGGTGGAAGCCCGACAAGACCTCAGCCTCCACGCGAAGATCCTCGCGAGGAAGCAGATCGGCTCTATCGAGAGCTCGAAAGGTCGTAACCAGTAAAGGAGTTGCCAAATGGCACTATCGATTGAGCAAATTGACGATTTCGTCAACAGTATTCACCAGAAGTTCGCTGGTGAGGAGATGCTTGCAGCACAGGATTTGTCCTTGTCGTTGCAGGAGTACAAGTATGCTTCGCGTCTTTTCTCGGGCAACCTGAAAAAAGACACGATGAGTACGTCGCAGTGCAAGTGGAAGGTCAAGGTTAATACCAACGACAACTTCCAGACGGTCGGACTGTATCACCGAGACTCCTCGACTCGCGTGAACACTCTGGACGAGGGCGAGTTGAAGTGGGCGTTGACCACGAACAACTACCACTACGACATCGACGAAGAGATCTTCCGCACCGGCGGTCGGCAGATTTACGATTACATCGAGGATATGGAGCGAGATCTCATGACCTCGTTCTACACGGGCATGGAAGACTTGGTGTTTGGCCCTGGGCCGACTGCACCAACCCAGACCCCGTTCTCGGTCGCATCGTTGCTCTGGTGGATTACTGCCACGAATGACAGCGTGACGGAGAACAACGCTCCGGAAGGGTTCAACGGCTTTGAGCCTGTTGGTTGGGGTGCTAACGGTGTTGGAGGTATCTCCTGCACCCAGTATCCACAATGGCGAAACCGCACGTTCCCTTACACTTCGGTGAGCCGCAGTGATTTTGTCGAGAAGGTTATCAACTCGATGGATCTTTGCCAATTTACGCCTCCTGTTCAGCGTCCTGACATCGTTAGCCAAAAGCGAAGCGATTGGGAATTGCTGACCACTCACAGCGTTTTGGCATCGGGTCGTCGATTGCTCCAGCTCGGCAACGATAACATCGGGGACGACATGGCTGCTCACAGCGGAACCGTGTATGTCCGTGGTGTTCCGATGACTTGGGTTCCAGCCTGGACGAACCAGAACAGCGTCAATGCTCGCACCGATGGTGTCATCCTCGGCGTAAACTGGGCGACCTTCAAAGCTTACTACGCTGCTGGTCGGCAAATGCGTAAGCGAAAGGCGTTCCAGCACCCAGAGATGAGTAACGTTCGCGTTCGCTGCATGGACGACTCGGTTCAAATGGTTTGCTTCAATCGTCGCGGTAACTTCCGTGGCTATTGCACTCAAACCGTGACCGAAACCGCCTAGTAGGTTTGCTGACACATAGTCAGCGGATTGAACAGAAGCGTCTCTGGCGGGCAGACGGTAAATTCGCCCGCCAGTTTTTTGTACTGGGACAACGCCCACCCAAAGCTGGGACAATCCCGCAACTTTCCATAAAGGGAAAATCATGCTTACTTTTGACGAACTTGACATCGGGTACCTTCCAAGTGGGAGGTTGTGGAAGAATTTTCCTGCTCCATTCCGGCTTAATCCGCTCGGCGGCCCTGACTATGGTCAGTCTGGGAACCCTCTTTTTGGGTTCTTTGACAACTTCCATTCGTTCCAGGCTACCACGGCAGAAGGCCCGTATCGAATCCTTGAGGGAACCGGCTGTTCGATCGAGCAGATCGCTGACACCGCCACCGAAAAGGGCTTGATTCAACTTGCGATCGACGGAAACGCCGCAAACGACGAAGCTGTCCTGCAATGGGGTCGCGGTTTGGGTGCTCCGTTCTTGCTTGCCAACAACGACTTGGTGTTTGAGACTCGACTTAGCGTCAGTGCAATCACTGCGGCTAAGTGGTCGTGGGCAGTTGGTCTTGGCGAAGTCAGTATGGGCGCGACGGACGGATTGTTTGCCGACACGACTGGTGCTCTGGCTGACAAGAACTTCCTCGGGTTCGTGCATCTTCAAGCCGAGGGGGCTGCTGTTGACGGTGCTTACAAGGCAGACGGTCAGACCTACCAAGACGGTGCCACCAAGACGAAGCTTAACGCGATCGCCACAATGGTCGCTGATACCTATGTCAAGCTTGGCTTCCGTTACAAGGCTATCCCGAAGACCGTTGAGTATTTCGTCAATGGTGCTCTGGCTGGAACTGCTTCGGCTCCTGCTCGCCTAACGGCTTCTGAGATCGATGCGGCAACTTTCCCAGACGATGTGCTTCTTGCTCCGATCATCGGAATCAAGGACATCGCTGGCAACGCCGCGTTGAACATGAAGGTCGACTGGATCGCTTGCGCTCAAATGCTGACCTAAGCGTCTCTGTTTGAGATCTATGGGGGGCAGGTAGGTGCCTGCTCCCCTGTTTTTCTTCGCAATCATCCTTGTCGAGATTCAACATGCGAGACACGAGTCCTCCTGTTCATTTGCCGCCAGATTTGGTCTCTGGTGTTCAGCTTTTCGCCGCTCCAGAAAACCTCTGGCACTTGCCAAAGGCGATCTTTGAGCCGATTTGGAAGCGAGGAACAGGTGCAAACATCCGTGCGGCTATCCTAGACACTGGAATGAACTCTCACGATTTGCTTCCAGAGCCAGTGGAGGCAAAGTCGTTCATTCAGGGTGAAAACTGGAGGGACGGAAACGGACACGGAACCCATTGCGCCGGAACTGTTCTTGGAAGGGACGGTATCGGGTTGGCTCCTGCGGCATCACTTATGGTCGGCAAGGTTTTGTCTAATCGCGGTAGCGGTTCGTCGGAGGCGATCGCTCAGGGGATCCGATGGGCGGCGGATAATGGTGCCGATGTGATCTCGATGTCACTCGGATCGGACAGTCCTTACGCTCCGATGCAAGACGCATTGAAGTACGCATGGGGCAAAGGATCGATTGTCGTATCGGCTGCTGGCAATGCTGGTTTCACCGGCAGGCAAAATACGATCGGATATCCCGCCAAATATCCAGAATCACTCTGCATCGGTGCGTATCGCCAGGATGGAGAGCGAGCATCGTTCTCGTCTGGCGGTCGCGAACTCGATATGTGCTGCCCAGGTCAGGACATCATTTCCTGCTCGACCACAAATGGATACCGAGCCATGTCAGGCACAAGCATGGCGACACCCTTTGCGGCGGGTTTGCTGTGCCTCATAGTTGAATTGATGCGCAGAGAGGGGCAGGCGGCATTCACTGGCGTGGAAGCTGTCAGGGCTTTCCTTGCGCAATACACCCAAGACAAAGGCAATCCTGGACATGACCCGTACTGGGGGTTTGGGATACCAAAGACCCAAGACATCATCGCCGCACTTGTAAACGATCAGATCACTTTTTTGTAGTTTAGGTTTATCAACTTAGGAAAGGTTTTTACTATGCCGTGCGAAAGCAAATTCACTTCGGATGTCTCCCTCTCTTGCGTTCTCAGCTTGGTAGCTGACATTCGCAAAGGGGTGACCACGCAAACCATCACTCAAGCGTTATGGGTCGCTGGTTGCTTGGTGACTAAACTCGCCCCGTCCTACGTGCCTGGCGGCACACCCGAAGCCGGAACCATGTCCTGCGCGAGTCTCGAAAGCTTGCTGGACGATCTTGAGTGCAAGTGCAACGAGCTCGATCAAAATGTTTCGGCAACTTCAGTTCCTCCATCTGCCGGTACGCAGGGTTGGGAGGTTTTGATTCCAGTTATTCTTGAGATTATCAAAATGATCATCGAAAACCGAAAGAAGAAGCAACAGCCAGCACCAGAGCCTAAGCCCTAGTCTCTGTTTTTTGAAACTCAAAAAGCGATGCGATGTGCATCGCTTTGCATGCAGCACCGCAAGCCAAGTACAGGAAACCATGAGAACACTGCTTCTTTTTTTAATGCTGGCAGTGCCAGCGATCGGACAAGAACTCAAAGCTTCGATCAAAGGGCCAGCGACGGCTCTCGCTGGAACGCTAGTGTTCCTTTCGCACGAGGATGCTGTTGGAGACAACAAGGTCTGGATTATCCCAGATGAACTCAAGTCGCAGTCGGCCTCATGCGGCGCAAATGTGTTCTTCTCGATACCAACGGCTGGAAAGTACCAATTCGGTCTGATTGTTGCCGACAAGCAAGCAAACATTGCCTACAGTTGGCACACGATTAACGTCACCGCTTCAGCGATCCAGCCAACTCCTACGCCAACTCCATCACCAAATCCAACTCCGCAGCCCAACCCAGTTGCTCCGAATTACGAGTCGATACGCCTTACTTCAAAAGCGGCGGTTGACACTCTTCAGGACGCAGGTACGACATCGCTTCTTGCGAGTTCACTTACGAATTTACTTCCTAAGCTGCCGCAATACCTACCTGACGCAAAAGGCATGGTAACAAGCACGATTGAAACTTGTTTTGGAATGCGGCAACCAACCAGCAGGAACAAAGACTGGTTAAACGTCTGGAGGATCCCTGTGGATAAGGAGATTGCAAAATCCAACCCTCAAACAACTGAAGAATACAAAGAGTGCTTGAAGGCCGTCATTCGAGGACTCTGCGTCAACGGAAACTGCCCAAACCCATAGTCGCCATTTTACAGAAAGATTAGCCATGAGTATCGACTGGACAAGTGTTGCTCAATTTGTTCAAGCAGTAGGGATCCCGTTCGCCTGCCTGATTCTATTTGTTGGGCCGTTTCTATGGCTATTCTTCACTCTTGGTAGAAAGTACGGCCCGAAAATAGCCGAGGCGCACATCGCATTCATGAACTCGGCAACGAGAACCCAAGAGAAGAATGCAGAAACATTAGCAAAGCTGGAAACAACAGCCACAAAGGATCAGCAATCTCATAACGTGACGCACCATGCGATCGGTCTGGTTGCTGAAGCTGGAATTGCGACTCTTGATGGTGATCATGACGTTGCGAGAACCAAACTACAGAAAGTTGAATCCGTTTTGTTCCAAAAAGGCATGTCATGACCCCACAAGAACTCAAAGCCTTGATCGAATCTGACCCGCAAGCAAAAGCGCTTGCGGAAGCAGGAAACGATTATGCGTGTGCGATTCGATGCTCCGAGATAAGCCCATTGATTCGGTCAAGTCTGATTCTTACAGAACGTGGGCTGTACAATAAACTTGGGCCAATGACAGCAGAAACAATACTTCAAAAGTTCGAGCAATATGCTGGCTCATACAAAGCTCTCGTTAGTCGAGTTTTGAAGTGGTTGCGACCAAGTGAAGGTGGGTCAGACTTTGGCGACCACGCCATGATTCAATTCTTGTCGTTGCTCTTGGACGAAGGATCGAGTATCACGCAATCCGAGTTTGATGCAATCAGCAACTTGTCTCTTTCGCATGAAGTCATAGGCCCAGGGCAAGTTTCAGAGGCTTGGTCAACATACCGTCCAAACGGAAAGATTGAATAATGCCAAACTTAACACAACTTCGTGGTACTGCACAAACACTTCTAAGCACCGAAATGAACTCCCTTGGCAACAATGCCAACGCAGTACATGCAACAAGTGTAACACTTACAAGTGCTGGATACATCGATGCCGAAGTAGAGTTCGTGTTTTCATTCCCAACAGCACCCACAGCAAACACCGCACTTTGGGTATGGTTACTGAGAGAAACTGACGGAACCAACTTTGAAGATGGATCTGGATCTGTGACACCAACAAGACTACCCGATTTGATTTATACAGTTCGGGCCGTCAACACAACTCAAAGAATCGTACAAACGGCTTTCGATATTCCCCCAGGAAACATTCGGGTTTTGGTTCGAAACCAAGGTACGGGTCAAGCAATGGGAACAAGCAACGTACTAACCATCAGACCGAAAACATATCAATCATGATAATTTCTCGTGGTCGAAGAATCGGGCCGGTCGTTTATGATCGTGCTCAAAAATGGTCTTATGATGGTCTGGTTGGTCACTGGTGTCCAAGTGCGACTTCTCCGACAGGTTTACAACTGCTAGATATAAGCGGGTTCAATAGCACCGGCACTCTCACCGGCATGGATGCACCAACGGACTGGGTAATCCGTGATGGCAAATACGCTTTAGATTTCGATGGGGCTAATGACTACGTAGTCGCTGGAAACCGAGCCAGTCTAGGTTCTAGATTTTCGGCGTTTGGTTGGGTGCGAAAGACGACCACACAAAGTCAGGTACAGATTGTTGGGCAATACCAAGCGGCCACTAATCAAAGGTCTTGGCAGCTAGCAACCTCGTCTGCTTCTCTTGGCGGCTCGGCAAACGGAACACAGCTAGCATTTTTCGCAAGCGGTGACGGAACGGCGGTGAGTAATCAAGTGAGGGGTGCTTTTACGACCGCCACGATATCAGACGGAAACTGGTATCATGTCGGTGTTGTTTTTAATTTGGGTGTTATTTCGCTTTATCGGAACGGCACTCCGCAAACAAACATATCGGCTAATTTTACTGGAACATTTACCACTCCCTTTGCGACGAACGCATCCTGGTCAATCGGAGCGTATAATGCAGACTCCGGCGGTAATGGTTTTTTGCTGGGCCAACTTGATGATATTCGCATTTATAACCGATTTTTAACAGCCAACGAAGTTCAAAAGCTTTACGCTGGCGGTCGAGGTTTTGGCCTTCTTAAATCCTTTAATCGAAGATGGATGATGCCAGCAGCTAGCTTTAAGCACTACTGGTTTAGAAATCAACAACGAATGGTCGGTGGAGGAATCCGATAAATGTATCCACGCAACAATCCAACACCACTACCACTCATAATTGGAACCATCACCCAAATAAGTGACGGTGTTGTTCAGACGACTGGTGTTTCGGTGTCGGTGTCAAAAGACAGTGGTGCTTTTGTTGCAGGAGCCAACACACCAACAGTCGAACAAGGTGAATGGAGCTATACACCAAGCCAAGCTGAGACTGACTGCAATTCTCTTAGAATTGTGCTGTACAAGACAGGATGCTATTCTCGATCAATGCAAGCTGTGTTTACGGCTTCTGGCTCATTTGGTTATGCTGGAACAGATCAGTCGAAGATTGCCAATCCAACTGCAAACGTGGCATTGACCAACACTTCGATTAAATCAGTTATCGATGCTGTGTCTGCAAACATGACTCAAATTGCAGGGCAAGCAGCTAGTGCATCAGCACCAGTGGCATTCCCTGCTAGTGTCGCAAATGAAACAACTGTTGCTAAGGACGCGACTGTAGCAAAGGAGTCGACCGTCAACACCGTCCTGACCGCGATCCAGAACCTAAACAACCTGTCGGCAAAGATGAATGTCTATGGGACTCCACTGATGGAGATTCCAGACTCGGGCACAACGACCTATGCGTTTACGGTGGTTGTTCGTGACGATGAGGACAAGCTGGTCGCACTCGACGGATCGCCAGCGATTGCGGCTGCAAATGCTGCTGGCACAAGTCGTTCTGCAAATCTGTCAGCGGTGTCGAGTCCGTCGACTGGTCGGTATACGTTTACCTATTCGGTGGCTAGCACGCATCCAGCCGAAAACCTTCGGATCACTATATCTGGAACAGTTTCAGGTGAGGCTCGATATGTCGAGTGGATTGGATCGGTGGTTGATTACGACACGATTACTACATTGCTGGCGATCAAGGCCAAGACAGACCTGATAACCGCTTTCCCCGCCAACTTCGGTGCGTTAGGTATAGACCCAGCCGGATCAATCTTGTTTGTCAATACTGTTTATGAGTTGGGTACAGACGCTTTGACTGCTAATGACGCGAGTGGCACGGCAAGGCTGCTTAGGTCTACCGACAATAACACGGAAGTGCTTGTTACTGGATCGCATCATATCGCGGCGGTATTGCATGACTCAGAGCCAGGATCGATTCACGAGGACGCTTTTGATACTGGTGCTTTGTCGGCGCGTGTTTTAGCGCCAGATGCGTCAACGGAGATTGCCACGGCAGTTTCAGCTCTTCAGGTGTTGTCGAGGTTAAACTCGATGATCGAGGACAATGGATCTGGTCAATTCAGGTTCGACACTATTGCGGTGTCTTTGGCTGGCGGAGGAGGTGCCGGAAGCACATACAACATTCAGGTTGAAGACCGAAGCATAACACTGGAGTAACCATGTCGCGAGTAATCAGAAAAACTTTTAAGGTTGATGGCGTTCCGACGAACGTAACTTCAGCGTTGCTTTCCGATCCAACGGGAACGTATGGAGTCAAGAGGAACGACACCAATGCTGTCGTCGTTGCCGATGGAACGGCTATGACACTGGTTTCTACAGGAACCTACCAGTACGAGTTTACGGATGTTGTGAATGTCGCTTACACGGCGTATGTCGAGTTTGTTTACGACGGCGCAACTTATCACTTTGAGTTGGACTTCCCAGCCAGGACGAGTGCGACAGGTGGCGGCCCGATCAGCTATTCGATCTTGGTAAATAGGGTCGGGCATTATCTTTTTGGAGCAGAGGCAGATGCGTCCTTCACGCAGGATCAGCTTACCAGGATTGGCTATTGCATCACTGACGGTCTTCGTCGTGTTTATGCAGCGCATGATTGGTCGTTTTTCAAACCTCTGGTCGATGTCACGACCACTGCACCGTATGCAACTGGGACGATAACCATCGCTTCGGGTGTGGTAACGCTCGTCGGCGGGACTTTCCCTTCATGGGCGGCTAATAGCATTCTTAGGGTAAACAACAAGTATTACTCGGTAGCAAGTCGCTTGAGCAACTCTCAAATATCTCTGGACGACACAACTGTCACGGTTTCGAGTGCGTCGGCATACCAGATCGCCAGAACCGATATCCAGATGGATGTGGCATTTGATTCTGTCGCCAATGACAGCGATTTGACGTACTATCCAGGGCCAGATCAGTGGTTTCCGTCTGTTTGCAATCGGCACGACGCAACAATCAGGAAGCTTGAGACAACAAATCCTGAGTTTGGTCGTCCGGCTTATTACTCGGTCAGAACCGACAGATTTGATCCAAGCGTCGGGAGCCGCAAGTCACTGGCGTTTTATCCGGCTCCGGATGCGGCTTACGTGCTCCGGGTCCCTATGATTTTGCGTCCCGTAGACCTGAGCGATGCAAATCCGTACCCAATTGGGGGGGAAATGCTCAGTCAAGTGTTTTTGGAGGCTTGTCTGGCTGCCGCAGAGCACAATTACGAGGAAAGAGAGCATGTCCACGAGAAAAGATACTTGGAAATGATTGCTCTGGCGATCAGAAACGACCAGGATAGGTCGAGCCCGACGAGCTTGGGGCAAGATATGCCTCGTGGAACTTATAGCAAATTCAGCGTTTTCGATTACAATTACCGCAGTCGCGAGCAACGCATAGGCAGACTGACAATCGAAGGAGATCCGCAGTGACAACCGCACGGTACAGCAATTCAATCGAAAATCTGGACGTTGGCAGCACTCTTGCCGCAAGCGATGCGATCATTTACGGCGACTTTGAAAGAGGCATGGTACACATACCCTCTGGATCCTCGCTGACGACACTTACTTGGTATTCCAGCATCAGCGAAGCCGGAGTTTACCTTGCGGCTTACACCGAGTCTAACTCTGCTATCACCACAACGGTTGCGGCTGGTCGATCGTATCCGATCCCAGAAGCGTTGGCTGGTGCAAGGTTCTTAAAGATCACAGGCAATGCCGCTGGCGTTGTTGGGGTTACGTTGAAGGATTAGTTTTTGCCCAAGGGGAAAATCATGTCGGCTCATAACGAATTACACGAATTGCTCATGGCGTTTATGCCTGGAGGCCCAGGTAGAGTGCCTTTGGTCGCTTCTGCCGCTGGAACTAAGATGTCGGATGAGGCTTTCATTCAGATGGTTATCCCGACTTGGGGTAACACGAATAACATCCTCATTTTGCCTGCTCCGGTTCCCGGTAGGATTGTCATGGTCGCTGGCGCTGCCACTGGCGGTGAGTTGCGAACGACGGATCCGGCAACGATCGCGATCAACGGCGGTTCTGGTGCTAACGCTGAGTCGGCAGTCGCGGCAAACCAGATGGTCGTTCTGTTTTGCGAGTCTGCTACTTCGTGGAAGGCGCTAACGATCGCTAGCAATGGAACCGTAGCGGGTCTTGAAGCTGCTGCGTAATTGGTGACATGGCTACAAGCAAAGAAATACTTTTCCCATCGGGCGTTAATCGTCGCCTGTCTTTTCGCCAAAGCGTAGGCAGGCGGGAGAGGTATTTTTGTCCTTGGGCTGTAAATTGTCGAACCGAGGATTTTCAGGGTCGCCTTCGCGGTGGCTCCTGGGCTCAGGCTGGTGCTTCGACCGTCCCTGCAACCGAAGATCGGTACTTGACCGATAGCGCTGGTAATAAGATCACCGACTCGAGCGGCAACAGGATTGTCGTGAGCACAGGTGTTGCGGCGGTTCACAGTGGTGGTACGGTTTACGTGTCTCCAGGTGCTAACGCTCCAAATAGTCACCCTGCGCAGTGCATCTACCGAGATCGCTTCATCCGTCCTTCCGGGCGAGCTATTTTTGCCAGTAGGCAGTCGAACCACTCCGATTGGTCGCTCAGCGCTGATGTCAGCGATTTGATGCGTCCATTCGTCATGCAGTTGTCCGAAGCTGGTGAGTTAGGGTCTGATGTGGTTTCGCTGATTCCTCACAAAGATGCCTATTTGCTGGCGGCAACAAGTAGCTCGCTTTGGGTGGTTCAGGGTGATCCGGTTGCAGACGGAACACTTCGAAACATCTCGCGGGAAGTCGGCATGGTCGGTGCAAAGGCTTGGTGCCGCGATCACCTCGATCGGTACTACTTCCTTTCGTCGCATGGTCTTTACACGGTGTCGGCTTCTGGCGACGGCTTGCAGGCGTTGTCTGAGGACGCGATTCCTGAGCATCTGACGAACGTTACGAACGTCAATACGGTGCTTGAGTACGACCACGAATCGAGAGCCGTTTACGTTCACATACCGTCCGCAGCGGTGTCTTGGATGTTTGACACTGAGAGGCAGGAGTTCTGGCCGTTCAAGGTTGGGCACTCAGGATCCTATGTCGCGATCGGGCCGGTGTTGATGGGGAATGGAAGCACCTACGGAAGATTGATCCAGTTACACGGGATCACCGCCTCTGGTAGTGTGAACGTCACCTGGAGAGTTATGGTGGCTGACACTGCTGAGCAGGTCAGCATCAACGCCAAGGCGGCTATCGAGTCTTTGATTGCAGGGACTACGCCTGCGGCTGTCCACAGTAGCGGAACTTGGACGGCAGGGGTGAATCACCGTAGCTATCCAAGAGCTAGAGGAAAGTACATGATTCTTCTTTTGTCTGCTCCTAGCGGGAATTGGGCATGGGAAGGTGCAAACGCAGTAATTGAGCCCTCTGGGGCGTGGAGATAGACATGCCTGATGTAAGTTTTGCAGATTGGGTGGCTGGTCTTGCGGTCGATACGCTCACAGGCCCAGAAAAGATCCCGTTGCTCGACGGAACCTCGTCGCGTCATGCCACTGCGGCTTTGCTTGCTGCTTTTGCGGTCGATCAGCTTCATCAAGCATCGGTGATCACAACCCTAGCCGACGCTGATGAGATAGTCGCTTTCCAGTCAGATGTTGAAAAGATCCTTACGGCGCAGAACTTCTTCAATTGGGTGGTTGATAAACTTGAAGCGATCGACACAAGTACCACTATCGTCTCGGGCGACAAGCTGGTGTTCAACGATGGCGGGATCCTCAAGCAAATCGACATTGATAACGTCAAGGCGTTTCTTGATTCCTCGGTGACAGCTCTTGGTGCAGAGATCGCTGGTCTTGCTACGGCCACGCTGGCTGATTCGGATCAGTATGTCGTGGCTCAGTCTACAACAGCCAAAAAGACTACGTTTTCAGCGATCGCGGCTCGCGTCCACTCTCAATTCCTGGCTTACACGGATGGTTTGCCAGCAATCACCACCCTCGCAGACGGGGACACCTTCTATGCGAGCGACAGTGGTGTAGCGAGCAAGGTCACTGCCTCGACGATCGCTGCCTATGTGCAAGCTGAGGTTGGTGCTGACATTGTGTCGGCAGCTTGGGATAACTACTCAGCCTTGGGTGCTCCGGCAAATGCTACCGATGTGTTCTTGCTCGAGCGAAGCGGCACTGGCAGGACAGCTACGGGTGCGAATATCGCCTCGTATGTGGTCGGGACTCAAAACAGTGCGTCCAGTGCCGTGGCGACGGTCGCTGGCGACAGTTTCTTGATATTCCGATCGGGAACCCAGCTTAAATTGGACGTTGGTCTACTTTCAACCTATATCCTGGCTTCTGGGTGGTCGGCTACAAGCGGAAATCCAGTCGTTACTGGCGACAAGGTGATCATTGGTCGCGGTGGGGTCACTTACAGCGTCACCGTGGATCAACTCAAAACGTTTGTCGGTGCTGGCGTTCAGGCTGACGTTTTGGATCTCACAGGTCTTTCCTCTGCCTCTCTCGCCTCTGGATCGCTTTTCCTGGTCGGGGATAGCACAACACCCAAAAAAGCAACGTTGTCAGAGCTAGAAACGAAGCTTTGGACGGATTATCAGGCTTACGTTTCCGGGTTGACCGCGCTCACTACGCTCGAGGACGCGGACACGTTCTACGTGATCGAAGGTACTACGCCAAAAAAGATTACCAGCGCAAACATAGCCGCTTATGTCGAAACGGAGATGTGGGACAAACTGGATGCAAGTCCAGCGGTTCAGGCTGGCGACGACCTTTGGATGCGAAGATCGACGACAAGCTACAAACTGGATGTCGGGGCATTGGCGACCTATGTGGCTGGCATTGTTACGAGCAGCATTGATGTGGGTAGTTTGAGCAGTGCAACACTTTCGGATGGCGACTTGTTCTTGGTGGACGAAGGTGCGACAAACACAAAGGTTACGCTCGCGAATCTTCGATCGCACTTTTGGTCGGAGTTTACAACTTATGTCAGCGGTCTCACTGGTGCGGTTTCAGCGGCTAACGCGAACCTCCTTTATCTAGTAAGTTCAGGTTCTCCGCTAAAACTTACAATTGGGGATCTGTGGACTACTCGCTACCTGCTGGACGCTAAGGCTATCAAGCTTGATGATTTTGCAACACCGGATGACAACACCGACTTGAACGCAACATCGACCTACCACGGATTGATGCCGAAGTTGAGCAACAACACAAGGCAGTTTATGCGTGGTGACGGTACATGGGCTCCATACGCAAGCGTTACGCAGGTTTCTACCGCAGCAGAAGGAAGCACGTATCTGGATGCTACTGCATTAGCGGCTACCAACACCACGTTCATCACCTCGGACAGTGCAGCTAAAGGTGTCAAACTCCCAACGGGTTCGGCTGGCGACATCATGGAGGTGATCAACAACAGTGCGATCGCTGCCAAACTGTACCCTGCTACGGGTGGTGCGATCAATGGACTTGCGACCAATGCAGCGGTAGTGATACCAGCCAGCAAGGGCGTGAGGTGCTTTTGTTCTGCGGCAGACACATGGACGGTCTTTGACATGACAGCTCGGGCAACCACTGCTTAACGAAAGGGTTTAATCGTGTCGACAGAAAACGACGTTAGTAAAGTACCAGAGATCACCCCAAATCAAAACGAGATTTACGTACCAGGGGTCATAAATCCGTTTATTTCGGTTGCGCAGTGGTTCGCTACTCAGACAATCACTGACGTTCCAGAGAATGTCATGGGTTGGCTTGTTGCTCAAGGTTTTGAGATTACCAACATTCGTCAGGATAGAACTACAACGCCTCCGACGAACTATTTCTCTGTAAAAAAAGAGGGGCTCACTCCATCTGGTGTCTTGTTGAGTTTGTGCAATTCCTTCACGTATGAAGCAAACAACGCGAGGGATGCCAACCAGCAAAGATACAACGAAGTCCTCAGGAACATGACGTTGATGGTTGATAGTTCCCATCAGCAGTTTGATGCACAGATTGATGAACAGAACGCACAGTCTGGAGTGTTTCTGACAGATCTCGACGAATACATGACAGCGATCGAGACAATGATCACCGACAATCAGGCTCAGGTTGTCATTGATGCAAACAACGCCAAGATTGCCCTAGACGAAATGCTTACGCGGCTTGGCGACCTGGAAACTAATGCCAGCGACAACGCTGCGGATATCGAAGCTCTTTTCGCTGAGCAAAGCACAAATCTTGCGACTTATGTCAACAACTACAACAGCAGGCTTGCTGAGTTGGATCAAAACTTCGCGGCTTACCTGGGTGATGTGCTTTCGAAGATTTCTTCTCTCGACAGCACCCTGGATAACCACATAGCAGAATACGATCAAGCGTTTGCGATACTTTCCGGCAATTACACGGCGCATGCAGCAAGCATCGATGCGCAGTTGGCTAAGGTTTCGTCGGATGTTGATGTCTATGTAGATCAGGTTGAAGCGATACTTGTGCAGCTCGAGGACGATTACCAAAAAGTTGCACTGGATCTTGAGCAAGCAAACGACGGTTTCGGTAGCACGCTGTCTCAGTATGCTGGTGATTACAACGCAATCCTGAGTCTACTAGAAACCGATTACGCCACTCACGCTCAATTAGCAAGAGGCTTCTTGACCAATCTTGGGCAGACCGACCTAGCAAGAATAAACGAGCAGTTTGCGTCGAGCCTTTCGTCGCAATTGCAGATGCTTGTAAGCAGGGGTTTGTCCATGGCGACAATGCCCATCGATGTCACAGCAAGGAACCAGAGGGATAAAGATGAACAGATTCAGATCCTCAACGACCGATTGAATCGCGAGAAGCTTGACAACCAGCATCGCCTTTACGAACAGCAGGCTTCCATGCGAGCAAGGAAACTTGACGGAGTGGATAGGCTCCACGCCGTTCGTCAGGAAGTGCTACGCTACCAAGCAACATTCGTCAACAACATCTACTCGCTTCGAACCGATGCGACCAACAGGATCTTGGCGGGAAGGCAGGGTGTTTTTGCCGCCAAAGACGCAAACAACAAATACGGGATCGAGGTAAGTTCCAATCTCTACGGTAAGTTGCAGGATGTCAGGCAAAGAACGATTGACTCAATAGATCGCATTTATCAGCTTCGAGACGTTTTTGCCAAGTGGGACACCGAGGAAGCCAACAGGCGTTACGAAAGGATTCAGCAGATCGAAGCGCAATTCCTGGAAAGCACCCAGCGTCAGTATGTTGCTTCGCAGGATGTCACAAAGACTGAAATGGCTGAGAAACACACGCTACTCGGGCAGATTCAGAACGCATTGACCGCCTTGATGAGTGGCAAGGAGCGATACGCTGTCCTTCTCATGCAAAACGCCAACGCTCTTGCGGAGCACAAGCACAGAGCGATTGCCGAGATGGTCAACACCAAGGTTCAGCGTCTTGAAGGGTGGAAGTCGGTGGCTGCCGAAAACATGCGGCTTATGACATACCAACTCGACGAGCGAAACAAGTTGCTTATGGCTGTCTATGCGTTTGTCGAACGACGCGAAGATATCGGGCCTCAGTGGAACGACATGGCGAAGATGATTGCCGGTCTTGGCGACAGTGGTGGAGGCTGGCTAACGCCGAACTAAGATGTTTCGTAAGAAGCGCCGTCCAACTCCAGGTTTTCAGATCCCCTCGCCGTTCAATGCGATGCGTGGTGATCATGACGACTTGCAGTTGCACGGAGAGTGGCCTTATTGCGCAATGGTTCAGATTGCATGCGAGGACAAATACGAGAATCATGTCGTATGTCGTGGATTCGACCCGAGAATACTCAAATTCATTGATTACGCAGAAAACAATTCCGAAAAGCCTGGAATTTCAGTAGCGAAGCCGTTTGGATGTAGAGTCACCGAGGGTGGTGCGAAACGATATCGCATTGGGGAAGTGTTTCCAGCGTTTTTGCCAACGCAGGGAATTGCAGATATTGATGTGCATTATGTCCCCCCGTCTCCGATTGAGGTTAAATGGAGAGTAGGGCAAAACTCAGGTGTCGTTGACGCATCTCCTTATGGCGGTCATCCAAAATGCCTTGAGGACGAGATATCAATACTGTTAGATCACAATGGAAAAGTGATCAACTGGATGCTAGTCCATACAGAAACCAAGCTATTCCAATTCCAGTCACAAGAGGATTTCGACACTGGAGAAGGGAAATGCTCGGCTTGCGTGCGTCAAATGACAGGCAAGTGGCCGCACCTAGCAGACATATACGACCCAACTGGCGCATCGGATGAAATGGTAGCTGGCACGAAAGGCTTGGTTTTGTTCCAGGAGGGTAAGTATTGGATAATTGATGCTAAGTGTGATCCGGATGAAATTCTTCCGTGCGAGTGCGAACCAGAAGGGGAGAATGATTGTGAGTGCAAAGAATAAGCTGTCGAGGTACTAGGTGTCACGAAGATGCTGTTGCGCTGAATGCCTGATATTCTCGGACGATTTCACGAGAGACGAACCAGGAACGCCTCTAGGGAAGCGAGTGTCAGCCCCTTTTTCTGGTAAAGGCTGGTGCGACAACCCAGGTGACTACTACACGGTTGATGCGCCGACTTGGAGAGCTCGCTGCGAGGTTCCAGACGCGATAGCTGTGTGTAGCGTGAAGCACCCAGACGAAGTTGGTTCGATGTACGTGTCGATCGTTACGCAAGAGGAAGAACCAAGAGCATACTCTGAGTATTCCAGCGGTCAGAAGTGGCGACTCTACCTGAATGTCGTAAAGACCGACTCTGGCGATCCTGTTGTGTGCGAGCCGACATCCTACTATTTCGCAGAGTATGAGAGGCTCGGTGGTGTCTTTGGCGGATCTCCCGACCCAATCGATCGAAGCTGGATAAGGCTTGGTATCGGAAGCGGCGGGAACGAGACGATACTAAAGGAGTTGCAGATATTTTCGGAGACCGGAACATCCAGGAGGTTCTACGCAGCGATCGACGAGGATAGTTTCTGCGCTGGGGTGGAGGACTCGATACTTGGATCCATCTCAATGAAGTCTCAAGGGCTGTTTGAAAACGGCTGGTACAGCGGTTTTGGCATGAGCGAAGAGGATATGCTTGCTGACGACTTTGAGTTCTATCGACACTACAATAGCAATCCACCTAAAACCAGAGACTTGAATTGCCCTCGGTGCGGATTATGCCTTTGCGACGATAACACAACCTATGGAACAAACGACGGAATAGAACTACCTCCCGTGCTAAATGTTTGCATTTGGACAGATCCAACTGGATGTGCTAGACTTGAAAACCTGGAACCATGTTGCTTCGAGATTGAGTACGATCGGGTTGATGACACTTGGAAGCATGAGGGGACTAAGTGTTGCGGGTTTTTTATTGTTCAGTTTAGTTGTGCTGCCGGAGAAGGCAACGAAAAGTACGTTTTGGCAAACACTGGTGGTTGCACGGAGAGCGGGGAAGGCCCGAGCACTAGGTACGCAACAGATTACAACTGCTCGAGCGAAACCGGAGAGGCTTGCTTTTTGTTTGGGCCGTATTGGATCGCAGATAGCGATTTAGCTTGTTTTTGTCGCAATGTCTATTTTGGAACAGGGTCTTGCGAATACTACATCACGGTGAGTTCTGATGATTGCTGCTCAGGAAAAGATTGTAGAAACTTGTAAATGTCCGCATTGCGATCAGGATTGCTCGAATGACATACGACCTTATGTCTGCTCGTGCGGTGCCGTTTTTGGGAAGAACGGGTGGGTGACGACCATTACCGTGAAGCGAAGCAATAGTAAAAACTTGCACGACTACCATACAAAAAAAGCTTTGGACGGTCGAAAGGCTTGGTCGAAGCTGCATCGGATCGATCATGGAACGCCTGAACTGTTTGAAGATTTCAAAAAGTACATGCCCAACGGGTGCGAGTGCAAGAAGAAAGTTGATGCGATACTCAAGAAGATTCCGCCTCGCTACGGATCACCAGAGGAGTGGTTTGAGTTTACAGTCGAGTTTCACAACGAGGTGAACCTAACGCTTGATAAGCCTACTGTCTCGCTGGATCGAGCCTACATGCTTTGGCGCAATCGAAGACCTAGCACCGGAAAAACCCGAGCTGTCATTACGGTGGCAAACGGCGTGGAGTTTTCGCAGATACTTGCTACCACCAGATCGCACATGCAGGCTTACGCTGACAGGGTAAACGCCGATCTGATCGACCTGGACAACGACACTGAGACTTGGGGGCCGATGGAGAAATTCAGGGTTTACGAGTTTGCTAAGCAGTACGATGAGGTGATGTTTGTGGATGCCGACTGCATCATCACCGAAAACTGCCCAGACTTGTTCAGCATGTTCAAAGGCGATGTGGTGATCCATGACGATTATGGTGTTTTGAGATCCCCGTCGATCATCAATGAAGAGCGCAAGAGAGTGTCCAGGCTCTCTGGCGTGGATGTTCCGATATTGGAAACCGCCTTCAACACTGGCGTGGTGATCACTCGCGGAGAGGCAAAACACATCTGGATACGACCGACTGTTGAAATAGGAACATCTCGATTTGCCGAGCAGGTGTGGATCGAAGGTCACATCAACCGCAATAATTTCCGCGTTGACGCGCTACCGCACCAAGCCAATTGGCAGTATTGGTACGGAAAGCACAGCCAGCCAATAACGCCATTTGAGGATGGTGTTCGTGGCGCATGGATAGTACACGCATCAGCCAGCACCCAAAAGCTTTCGACGATCAAAAGGATTTCCGACTACCTTTCGATCAAGAATCCTCAGCCTCTAATAAGCGGACTTACTGCCGTGACATCGTTGTCGCTTCTGCCGCATCACATCAAGGTTCAGGAGCGATGCTTGCAGTCTTGGATGGATATGGGTTTGAGGGTTGTTGCTGGAAACTCTGAGAGAGACATCGCTCAGTTGCGGGAGATCTATCCGTATGTCGATTTTGTTCCATGCCGACAGTCTGACTCTTACGATCGACCGACTACGAGGATTTACGATCTTTTGCATGTTGTTTCCGGAGCGTTTTTGCTGATAAATTCAGACATTGAGATGCACGGATCGCAGTCGATACTGCTCGACGCGTTAAAATCCAGGGAAAGACTGATAGGACTTCGGCACAATTACGATCACGGAATATTTGAAACAAACATCGAAAGATGGGGAATTGATGCGTTTTTATTGTTCCCGGAGGATGTAGAATCATTCCCAGACCTTGATTTTGCGATCGGGCAGACAATGTGGGATTGGTGGGTTCCTATTCACCTGGAGAGCATAAACGCCAAAATACGTTGGATTGGCGAGCCGTTTTTCTTTCATAAGTCGCACCCAGTTCACTGGAAACAGGAATCCCTGCAAATTGGCAGGGAAATGCTGCATCAGCAGTACAAAGTTCCAGTTGAGCACCCGTATTGGGAGTCTTGGAGGAAAGACAGACCGTTTAGCGACGGGGTTGCGATTTAGGTGGTAAGTCTCTAAAAAGACAATGTAAATCAAAGGAGTTTTGCGAAATGCCAATTAGATTCCAGTATGACGCAGCGGCGGTAGTGCCACCGAGCAGTAACGAACTGAAGAAGTACGGCGGTCAAATGCTGATGCAACAGCGCAAGTACGACTTGGATCAGCGAAACGACCAAGCAAGGATAAGCCAGCTTGGAGCCATGCGCAATTACAACGCCCAGCCGCAAAGAGTCGAACCGTCAAGAGCCGAGCAGATGCAGTTCCGCGATCAGGCGATTAGGAGCGGCGCTTTCGATCCTGGTGTAATCAAAAACATTCGAGATCTCGAGCAGCAGCAAAGACTGGTAATGCGAGATAGGTCGATCGACGCTACACAGAGGGCTGACGCCATGGCACAGCTCGATGCGCAAATGCAAATTGCGATGTCGATGGGATACCCTCAGCAAATGGTTGAAGCCAGAAATCAGGTCTCTCGTGGTCCACGCCAGCCTATTACTGCCGCCCAAGCGTTTGCTTCCGATCCGAAACTGGAAGATCGGTTTATGGGGATGGTTGAGCCGACAAACTTGGACGGTACTCCAGTGCCATACGAGGAAAGGCTCAGTAAAGCCATGAGTATGTATGACACCCGCAAGAAAATGCTGTTTGGTCAGCCGCAAGGGCAGCCGCAACAAGGTGCTCCGCCTGCTGGTCAGCCGCAAGCCTCGTATTTTGGTGGTAGCACGGAGGCAGGATTTGGTGCGTCGCCAGTGCTGGCTCAAGGTGGTTTTCAGGGGAGTGGTCAGTCGGCGTATCAACCGACCGGAAATTACACAGGCGGTGAACCAGTGTTTGGGGTTCAGCCGGTGTTGGCACAGCAGGCAGCATCGCAACAAGCCGCACCGGCGACACCTGCTGCTACTCCGCAAGCCGCTCCTACTGCAACTCTAGCGAAAAGAGGGGCGAGAGGTTATGTTTCAATAAGCCCACAGGGGCAAAGCGTAACTTCCCTTGGCAGAAATGCGATGTACAACGAACGAGGGGAGTTTGTTGGGGATCCGGGCTTATATGATCGTCAGGGTGCGGATTACATCCGTCAGCAAGCTGCTGGTGTGCAACCTGTTGCGCAGCCAGTTTCGACTGGAAAGGCTGGTTTCGATGCGGCGATGGGTAACAACCTGGATACCGCTTACGATCTTGCCAACATGGACAGGAGCCCAGGAACTAACTTCTTCAATCCGGAAAATCCCGCTTATGCCGCAATGCGAGCTCCAGCACCGCAGCAAAACACTGGCAACGTCGGTCAGTTCAAGGGTCGCTATGGGCTTGGCGGCGTGGACTACGGGATCAATCCGGCAACTGGCAACCGCGTGACGGCTTCAATTCGTCCAGGAGGTGGTCTTGAGTTCGATGAACCAGTCGGAAAGCCTGGAACGGCTATGGGTGATCGCAAGGGAAGCGTTTCTTGGGTAGGCGGAAAGAAAAAGCCAACCGCCACTGCTGAGGTTTCTCCAGGTGTGTCGACTCCATCGCAAATGGAGGCGTACAACGCATTACCAGAGGCTCCTGCGGCTCCTCCGGCGACTCCCGCTAGCGTTGCACCAGATTATCAGTATCAAAGCCCGATCGCTCAAGCTGTCGCGAACGCTCCTGCTGTTGCGGCTCCTGGCAGTAAGTACGGAAGATCGTCGTTCATCAGTCCCGCTGGCAGGGAGGTTGATGCGGCTATGCAAGCTGGAGAAGAGTTAGCATCTCGCGAGCAGGTCGCCGGTCAGCAGCAGGCTTTCCAGGCGATGACAACACCTCCACCCGCTCCTATGAGCGACGAAAGGCGGAAGGAGCTCGGGTTGCCAACCACCAAAGAGCTCGAGGAAATGCGAAGAAGCATGGATCAGAACAGAACGATGGGTGGCATAGGTCTTGGTGGGACAGGTCGTGCGGCTGGAAGCTACAGTCCGCCGACTCAGGTTCAGAAGCCAAAGGAGACTCCAAAAGCTGGAAAGCAAACGAAAACATCGTCGCAGCAAACAGGTGTGCCGCAAACTTTAGTCGATTTTGCCAGCAAGCAGCCGCCAGATGTTCAAAAAGCTATACAGGAAGCCTTTGACACTAATTTGAGTGACAGGCTCAGGAGAAATGCGCTTGCTTTCTTGCTTTCAAAAGGCATCGATCTGGATAAGATCAGAGCAGGTTCCTAGTTTAATGTGATTGCATTTTAGACCTAAAAAAGAAACTGAAAATAAATGAGCAACACCGACACATTTGATCTGCTAAAACAGGTGAAAAGCGAAATGTCAGCAGGCGCTTTTGCGCCACTCGTTGACAAATCCTCTGTTTTCGATCAGCAGCAGGATGAATCAATCTCGATCTCTGATTCATCAAGCCCAGCTTATGAAGATGTGCTCAGGTTGTTAAAGGAGGTGAAGCAAGGCTCTGCAGAGACACCACCTGCTGTCGAGGTTTCAAAGACCCCTGAGGAAACGGAAGCGGCAGCGAAGCAAAACCTAGCCAATCGTAGCGAGTTCACTCGTGGTTTGCTGCGAGGCGTCGACACCACTCAAGCTGCGTTCTATGGCGGGCTCGGGATGTATAGTGCTGCCATGGGCGACACTGAGGCTGCCGACAGAAGGTTCCAGCAATACCAGGAGCAGATGCGTCAAGCATCGGAGAATCCAGCGACAGTTGACCAGTTTTTTTCCACAGATCCGCAAAAGGGTGCGTTTGGGAGCGTTGGCAACTTTGGTACGTGGGTGGCTGGAACGGCTGGAAGCTTGATCCCTTCGGTCGCCGAGGCTGCGGCTGCGGGTGTGGCTGGCGCTGCGATCGGCGGTGCAATTGTGCCTGCGCCGGATCCAGGCGATATCGTAACGGTGCCTGCGGGCTTCATTGGCGGTGTTTTCGGTCGCGCTGCAATTAAGAAGGCGATGGCTGAAGCAGCGCAAAAGTACGTCGAGAAGGGTGTGGCCAAAGAAGTCGCCGATCGCATGGGTCGACAGGCGGTAAATAACGTCTTGGCGAAGCGAGTTGGAGGATTGGCTGCGGCTCAGCAGATCACAGCTTTGCAAGAAGGCGGTGGGATGTATGCAGAGGGCAGGGAGGCTGGGTACGACAATCCGCTTTCTGCTATGGGTCTCGGGCAGGCGTCCGGTCTATCCGAAGTGGCACTCGGAAACATGCCTCTTGTCGTAAAAAGTTTCCTCGGGAAGGGTCGCGTTGGTGAAGCGATCAAAAATGCCGACCCTCGAACTGCCGCTGGTTATATTTGGGATGCGGTGAAGAACACCGGCGAAGAAGGAGTCCAGGAAGGCTTTCAGGAGTTTCTCGGTAGTGTCAACGCGACGATTAACGAGCCCGATAAGAAGCTGCTGACGAAAGAGAACTTCATGCAGTGGGCGGAGGCTAGTGCTGCCGGTGCGCTCGCTGGTGCTGGTTTTGGTGGAGCTGGGTCTGCTTACTCGGCATTGCAGGACAGGGCGGAGCGACTGAAGAAACTGAAGGAGAAGGGTTTTATCTCCGAAGAGGACGCAGCATCAGCGGGGATTGAGGGTGGTAATCGCAGGGAGCGAATGGCTAACGTCGATGCCGAGATCAACCGTATCGAGCAGGAGATGCAGGTTCAGGACACCCCAGATCCAGAGATCGCATCTATGATCGACGGAATGATTTCCGAGGGTGAATCTGACGATGAGTTTGCCAGACAGCAAGCTGGATCGGGTCAGTTTCAGCCGCCAACAGTCGACCAATCCCAAAATCAAGCCGCTGAGCCATCGCCAGAGTCGGCGGGCACATTTATGGAGTATGCGAATGCGTGGAATGAAAGCGTAGCTAGATCGCAGGGAAGAGAACCAAAACCATTGCAAGCAAGGACCGTTCAGAGTCTCAGGGACACGATTGATGGGCGTGCAGATTACGCAATCAAAATGGGGCGGTCTACCGCATTTGTAACCGACAATTCATTGCTTGACGCTCTGATGATGAGGGAGATTCAAAAGGCGGTTCAAGCCAAGGGTTATCAAGTTGATGACGTAAAACGCAGCGCTGAAGGCGGTACTGAGTACATTGGATTCAATGTCATTGGAAGTCCACAGCAACAGCCTCGAGATGGATTTCAAGGTACTGTTGAATCTCTTGAAAAAGCGGCAGACAACGATCACAAAAACATTAGGAGAGTGGGTGATAGCGTAGATGATGTGCTTTCATACCACGGGGAGATGGGAATAAAAGCCGATGGTTCAGAAGATCCATACGAAACAGTAGATCCAAGCGTAGGCGTTAGATTTGATGCTCATGGTTTATCGAAGGGGACACCAGATTCACAAGCTAGACAGCTAGACAGTT